TACTCTGTTTATTGTTGCTCATTGTTTTTTCTTTTTCCATAAGTTCTTTAAGTTCTTTTTTTCTTTGTTCTCTTCGTTGTTCTCGGTTTTCAATACGCCATTTGTTTATTGCTATTGCATCAGATTGCTCGGCATTTTCAAGGAGTTTTTTTATTTTGTCGTTCATTGCTCACCTCCTTGTATTTTATTACGCATCCAAATAGCACCACCCAAGTATGCTAAATCATAAGGGTCAAATTCATCTACATCAAATTCTTTTTTTATCTCCTCATCACTTGGTAGTTCGATGGGGATTAACAATTCAACTTCATCACTACATTTCCCCTCAATATGAAGTCTACCATTATGTACCCCTTTAAAATATATCTCTTTAACCTGTTCTTCTGTGTATAGTTTCATTTGTTACCTCCGTATGTTTTTTCGTAGTATTGTTCACCAGTTAATGGTAGTGCACTTTCAGGATAATCAATTCCATGAACTGTTCCTTTGTTGTATGCAGTTTCAATTCTTTCTTTCTCCGTTTCTAAATACATATCCCAATTTACATTCATTCCTCTTGATTTGCATTCAATGTCCAAGGCTTGAATAATTAGTTGTACTGCCGTTTGTTCTTTATTATCTGTCATCTCAATAGGTTCTGCCAAAGTTCTTTTTCTATTTTGACATCCGTTTTCATCACAATAATTCATTGTACATTTTTGTTCTGGGGTTTCACAAAACCCGTGTGGTGTTTGTTGTTTATTGTTTGTCATAGTCTGTATTTCTTATCAATTAGTTCTACTACATTCCAAACGAACAGCGTTACGCCACACAGTGTCCACATCCAATGTCTGAAGCCCCAATGTGTAGTAGGCATGTGTTCTAGAGCTTCTCCATAGGAACATCCTTGTATTTCATAATATCCTTTTTTGACCCCAACAATTTTACCCCCTTGACAAACCCAGTCTCCGAAGAAGTCTGGGAATGTCTCTGGAATGAATGAGAATAGGATTACAATTACAAAGATTGCTATTAGTCTTAGTTTAAGTTTCATGGTTTAGACATTACATTAATAGCGTTAGTAGAACCACTCATTGTAAACTTATATATATCAGTAGTGCAGTGGCTTTCGTTAACTCTTACTATAGCAGAAGAGCATTTCTTAAAGTCAGCTAAGAACTCTTGTTGAACTAGACTAAGAATGTCATCTACTAAAAATACAGTGGTGTTGTCACTTGACTTTGAAGATAAAAAATGATAGCGTTTAGATTCTCCGTTAACAATTAGGGCTACATCTACTGAAAGTTCTTCGTCACAGAAATAACTACCAGTTATGTAAAAGGCTAGTTCTGTACCTACCAGTTCAAGTTTAAGAATTGCTTTCTTATCTGTTGATGGACAGTAAGCTATCTTATAAGGCTCATCTAAGTTGTTGTTGATTGTTTTGGCTACCCATTGTCCGTAACTTAAGTTAGAGACAAGTAAAAAGGCGATAATTAATAAGTTTTTCATAATTGGTTTTTATATTGAGTTTCTAAATTGATCTACTTTTCTTAAGTCTGACTTAACTTCACTTTGTTTCTGGTGTCTTTCCTTCCACTTGGTTCCTCTTAGTTCTGGGTTATGCTCCTGCAACTTTCTTCTTGTGCGGGTAATTAAATCAGAGGAAACCAATCTACCTTCTGCCATAGCTTTTATGAAGTCTAGTGCTGAACGTTTAGCTAGATTAGGGTAATACTTATAGTAGTAGGTAGCTACCAAAAACATGTCATCATCTTTAGTTTTTGGATACTTTGTAAGAAGTGTAGTTACATTGGCTGTAACATCGTGGTCGAAAAATTCTAATTCCTCGTTCATAGTTTTGAATCTGGTGGGTTAAAGGTTTCTTTTACTTGCTTAGAAATAGGAATAGGCTCTCCTTCTTCATCTACTCTTACAAAAGTCATACAGGTCTGCAAAAGAATAACTTCGTCTTCTCTAAATACATTGTATGCTCTTGCTTCTACTCGAAAAGTAGCTGAAGTGTTACCTATTTTAATCATTTGGGCGTAAATCTTAACCAGGTGTTTCTCTTTGGCTGGTTTCTTGAATACGCACTGATCTAGTGAAATTGTAATCATGTTTTGAGTATGGCATTTCTCCATTGCATAGGCGGCTAATGCTGCGTCTACCCATGCAAGGAGTTTACCACCAAAAAGATTACCGTGGAAGCCTAAATCAGACTTCTTTACTGGGTGTGTTACTAATAAATCCATTAGAATATGTATCTTATTGTGTTCCAAGGAATGAACTGGTCGTGTAACTCAGTCCATTGTTTGATGTACTTAGCCTTTAAGTCGTGTCGGTAACGAATGTTCTTACCTCCGTATTGACTTATCTTGTTTTCTTGTATCTCAGGTTGCCACAAGAGATACTCTCCTTTAGTTCCATACATAAGGTTGTGCTGATGTTTACCCTCATTGTGTGTGAGGAAGATAACCTCAGCTTTAACTAAATCTTTGTACTTTACATGCTCTTCTACTTGTTTGAATAGATACTCGTAGTGTTCTAACCATCTATCGTGTACTATAATTGGAGAAAAGTTGATGTGAACGTCATAACCTGCTTCTATAAATCGGTCTATCGCTTTTATCCGATCAAGTATAGGACTGGTATTTGGCTCTAAAAGATCTGCATAGTACTGAGGCATCAAAGAAAACCTAACTCTAACTTTACCTTCAGGGTTGAACTCAAGTAGTTTATTGTTTACATACTTGGTAGCAAATGAAGCCATAGCTTTAGGATGTTCTTTGAAGAACTGTAGAATGTACTGCCAAGGATAATACCTAAGATGTAACGCAAAATCTTCATTACAAGAGATGTCATACGTTATATACTCATCATGTGTTTGGTTAGGCTTATCTACTACGGCAAAAGTGCAGTGGTTGTTTATCTCTGTTAGTATATCATTGATATTGGTTGCCACTGTTAATCCATCAGGCTGGTGTCTTTTCATGTAGCAGTAGGAACAGTTGAACAAACAGCCATAGCCGAAAGAAGGACTAATGAAGTCAGTCGATCTTCCGCTAGGCCGTATGTCAAATGTTTTTCTTACAACTTCACGAATTGGTTGCCTTGCAATGTCCAATCTATCCATTTTATTTTACTTATGTCAAAGTCCTCTAATGATTTTGCTACCCAGGTTTCGTCTACCGTGTTCTTGAAGCACAATACATGTACTGCTGCTACTTCATCTTTGTTTAGACGAAGTGCACGGCCGATTTTCTGGGAAGCTTTCTTCTCGTTACCATAAGAGTGCATGATAACAATGTGTTTTAGATTAGGTACAGTAACACCCTCACTGAGTTGTTCTACTGCACTTAATCTAGTTACTTCACCACTAGCAAACTTCTGTAGGTTAATCTCATTAACTGTTTTAGAGTTCTTGGAGTGGTGAGAATACTGACAGATAGCATCAGCTTGTTCTGTAGTATTGGCAAATAGTAAGCACTTTTCAGTGGGAGGTACTCGTTTAGATATGAAATCGGTAAAGAACAACTTAGTCTTGAACTGTTTAAGGGCATTTAGAAGGAAGATACGCTTCATAAACACTTGCTTGTCGCTTACTGCAGATTGAATCTGACTCTGCAACCAGCTATAGTTCTTAGCTTCACTTGTAAGAAAAGTTTTATTTCCCTTCCCTACTTGTATGTTGTTTGCTGTACCTAAAGGTAATGTATGAACAAAGATTCTATAGTCGTTTAGAATCTCTTCACCTACAGCCTCGTCTACACCATAAGTATACTTAATGGGATAGTACTGCTCCATCATCTGTCCTTTCTCTCCATAGGTGTACTTTGGAGGTGTACCTGTAAGTCCTAGTATTCTTCCTGTAAAGTTACCTAAGAACTCATCGTGAGAACTCTTGGTATTGTGTGCTTCGTCTAGAATTACAATGTCATAATCTTTTGGATTATGTTTTGTTAAGGAGATATAACTTGTAAAGGTTATACTTTGTAACAAGTACTCTAATCCAAACTTTGCTGCATCGTTCTTCCACGACTCAAAGATTGTAAGCTTGGGAGCCGCTACTAATACCTTACCACCAAATTTGTTGATGTACTGTAGACCTATATAAGTCTTACCTACACCCATACTAACATGCAGTCCTGCCCTTCTTGATGACAAGACTGCATCTAGTGCTTCTTTCTGAATTCTTTCTCTAATTTCCTGACTCATGTTTGGTCATTCCTTTTAAGATAGCTACGTAATTACCTGCTTCAGCGTATCTACCATCTATATTACGAAGATAACGATTTTGTATGTGAATATAACATCTAATGTTATCTTTAAAGGACTTATAACTTGCATGGTTAAGATGCTCTCCTGCTACAAACTCACACTTGTGCCACTTGATACCAAACAGATTTTTGTTTTGCTTACAAACCTGTGATTTGTAGTTGCCTGACTCAATTCTAGCTTGAGCTATGGCAATAGAAGGTAAGACACACTTGTGTTTTACCAGTTCTTTTAGAATAGAACTGTCAGTCATTGATACATCTCCGATAGTGATTGTGTCGGTAGTGTGTGTATGTATTTTACGAATGCTTGGTTCTTTTGCAATTAATACACAAATAATAATTACAAATACAAAATTTAGTAGCAAGGAAAATTTAGCTACAATGCCGAGATTACTGACTTTCTTTAACTTAAGGTCATCAGTTAGTTTAAAATATGTGTTTTTCATAGTACTATTTTTAATGTTTTAGATTACTAATATAGTATATTAAAGGGAAAAGAAAAAAAGGGAAGTACAATGACTTCCCTGTAGGTTTAATCAAAAGCTTTTAATAGGAATTGCTTAAGTTCAGTTACATTGTTTAATGCAAACCTTAAGGTGTCCTTATTAGCTATAACAAAACGCATCAGTTTTCTATGATGAGTTCTAGTGTAATTAACCTCATGGAACAAGTTTACGAGTGACATAACAAAATATCTATTAGCTGCACGATCCATACGTGGCAGTTGGTTTAATATTTCGTTGATATCAGACATCTTTTGTTCACTTGATGCTAAGTTTTTGATTCTAAACTTACCTGTTTTGATGCTGTTAGCCCCTGGAGTACCTGCTTTTAAGTCTAAACCTGCACAGATAGCAGCAATCATGCTATACTCTAGGTCATACTTTTTCTGTAGTTCTAGTAGAGTTACGTAGTCACTGTGTATGTTTGACCAAGCTACGATGTAATCTTTCAACTGCCATGCCTTAGAAGAGGAGTTAAGCAAAGCAATTTTCTCTACCAAAGAAGGCAAAGAATCAATACAGATTTCTACAACAGGTATCTCTGTAACTTTTAAACTCAAGAGTGCAGTGTACAAATGCTGACCATCTAAGATGTAGTAATGAGCAGTTTTTGACTTATACTTCAGCTTAACTACAACGATGGCTCTTAGATTACCCATCTTAAGCATAGACTTGCTTAATTTGTTGGCTTGTGAGGCAGCAACTTCTCTGTTTAGACTCTCAAATTGATAGAGAGGAACATCAGAAGAGATAAATTTAAGATTCTTAAGAGGATAATTGATGTCTTTACCAATCAATTGTTCATACTCTAGTTGAATCTTTTCGTCAGTTGTTAGAAACTTACTAGTTTCGGATGTGTCTAGTACCGCCTTAAGCATTTTAGCTGTATTGGCGATGTTCTCTGGAAATGTTTTCATATATTTTTTTTGTTAAGTTCAGTTAAAAAAAGCCTCCTGATTTCTCAAGAGGCTTCATGGCTAATCAATCCATCCCACAGTAGGTATTATTTCTCTAACCATACGTAGTTGCTCTATAAAGTTACAGGGTGTGAACTTGGGATACCCAAATCCCAAATCACCTGTTTCTCTATAACTAGTAGGAACAGTAGTTTTCACAGGAATTGTTACTTCCTGCTCTACTGCTAACCTATAGGTAAGGTTAACACGTGCTTCACGCTTATCAGCCAATATGGTATCGACTGTTAAACTTCTGAACATGTCACGAACTTCCCGTGTGTGGATGAATTCAAGTTTGTCTAGTGCTTTCTTAATAGAACGCGCTTTAACTCTGAAGAAACGACTGGTATCAACTCTCTCGTAAGTTTTACCGTCAACTGTTTTAGATAATCTTTTTCTCATAGGTCAGATATTAGTAGAAAGGGAAAGAAAAAATCCGACCGAAGGGAGGAATAAGAAAAGAAAATAGTCAGTCGGTTAAGACTGACTATCTATGAAAACCACATAAGACTAGACAATCCCATGTGGTTCTTCTTAATAACTAAAACAAACTCTCTTCTACGATTACCGTAGTTGTGGATTTTACTTATGGTTTGTTCCCCATAACCTGTTGACGTGCACATCAGAGCAGGATCCATTACAGCTATCCTTGAGTCATTAATGCTTATGGGTAGCTACTTCCCATAAGTCAAGTCTTCTTTCAATAGTGCTAACCTATATTCTGTAAGAGAGTTTGTTTGGTAGCCCGTAGAGGAGTTGAACCTCTGTTTCTAGGATGAAATCCTATTGTCCTAACCGCTAGACGAACGGGCCATAAATGTTTCCCCTATTGCTAAGGGAAACAGATATATGAACTTCAAAAACTCTGACGCTATGAGAACATTACCAGATAACCAGTAAAGTCAGAGTATAAAGGAAAAGAAAAAAGAAGGATTACTTAGAATCCTTCTAGTGTCTTATTAGTAGTCAGGACAGGAATCGAACCTGTAATTAATCTGTTTCGTTAGTGCTTTGCAGAATAACTATTCTGATTAATCCCCACCTTTCGGCTGTTATCTGGGTAGCGTTTACCATTCCGCCACCTGACTATGAAAAAGTCCCACGAGCAGATCTAAGAGCGTAGCTTCTTAACGGTATGCAGGTGGGAACTTTCGGTTAAGGGATACTATCCCAAAAGGGGTTCAGCACAAAGATAATTCTTTGTAGTTAATCCTGACCAACTTGCTTAGCCATAGAGTACAGCATGGCTTTTTGGAAAAGGTCCCTTAAGTCTCTGTCGCTATCTAAAGCTGCAGCTAATGTTTGTACAAGTTGACCTTTTTTTCCTTGGATAGTCGCACGAACAGATGTTTGCTCACCAAGGTCTACATAACCAATAGCAATCAATCCTTCTCTTTCACCGTTAAGGTCTAGTTGTTTAATAGTTTCAAATACACTGTCTAGTTGAAACTCTTCTGGGTTTTCATTTTGTTCTGACATAGGTTTCTAATATTAGTAGGATAGGAAAGAAAAAAGAAAGGCCTATAAGGAAGAGATTAGTTAGCCCGTAAGATTGTATAGCCGCTTAAATTGATTAATCGCACACCATGGCTACTGTTACCCTACTCCCCTATATAGAACAACTAACAGTAGAGAGAGAGAGAGAGTAATACCCGTAGATATAGAGAGAGGTATAGTAATGTCCTATAGAACCGTATATAACCCTATCTGTAGTTTATCTATATTAAGTCGTTGTCAGTTATCTTAACCTAATGCAATTTAGAGTGAAGAGATAAAACTATGGGGGGATGAGTCCCCATCTCTCTAATGCATTCATTATCAATTAGTTATGAGAATCAATTCTTTGCTTTTTGCTGTAGTTTAGTGCACAAATATGCAATTCTCAGGCACTTTATTTGGTGTAAAATAGCGATAAATTGCATGAATTAGCTTCAAATAAGTGGCTTATGATTAGAACGTAAGATGTTAGAGCAGTTGCTTTTTTACTCTCTTTGGTTCCTACTGTTATTGTCTCTCTCTATATAGGGGAAAACAAAAGCACCCCGAAGGGTGCTCTTGGTTAACTGTTAGAAGGGAACATCGTCCGCATTCGCAGTTTCTTCTGCGGGAACATTCTCTGTAAGTGAAGAGAGGTCCGCTGTAGTACGCTGTGCGACAACCATTACTTTGTCAGCGTAGTCCTTGGTATCAGGGCGCAAGAAGCACTTACGATACACAAAGTTGCCGTGTCCGTCAGTAACACGCTGTTTGGTTTCTCTGTCCAATTTGAAGGCAGATTCACGAACAATGTAGTTACCGTTAGCGTCCTTTTCATTGATGATTTTGTAACTAACGGCTTCGTTAAAGTCAGCAGTTTCAATGATTTGGATACGCACAGCACGACCGAAAACAGATTCCAAGTTTACAGGGCTGATGCCGTTGTCTTGGAATTTGTAGGGTTCGCTAGAAGAGGTATGCGAAATTTCGTCGGCTTTAATGCCAAAGGCTTTTTCGAATACATCCATAGAGAATGTGTGAATAGCGGTACGCAATAAACGAGATTGCAAACCGAGTGAGAAGGCGGATAGTGAGTCGGATTCTACGCCACATAGAACGCTAACGGAACCTTTTCCGTTAACCCAAGCCGAATAAGCGTTAACTGTGCTCATACTGAATAGTAATTAGGCAAAAAGGAAAAGAAAAAACCCCCGTAGGGGGGATATCGGCCGTTAGGCGTAAGACCGTTAAACGCAAATGACCGAGCGAAGCGAGGTCTTATTGGCTTTGTTTAACTTTTATTTGTCTCAACACGGGGAATTTTTTGACTAGCCCTGTTTTGTTTAACTTTTTGTTTAACGTTTGGCTTACAAACTTACACAAACTTGTACCTGTTAAGCCGTAATTAGGACGTAAGATTGTAGTGTAGGCTTATCTTTTTTAGAGAAGAGGTGGTAATAGTAGGAAGGAAAAGAAAAAACGGAGGACGGTGATTAGGACTTAAGATGGTAGTGTAGGATGTCCTAGAGTACCAAAGGAGTCAGTCAGACTCCCTTGGATACACTATGAGACCTTTAGGTGTTAGTTCCGCTAGATCTTCCACAAAGCCGTCAACAAGTGTCTCTATTAGAGTGTACTTGTCAAAGACCATTACTAGAACTACACCGTGGTGAGTTTTAGTTGCTGTGTAGGATATGGGATGCATGTCTTTTACGACATTACTTACGAAGGTTGAGTCATCTGATGTCATCTTCAATGAATCATTGACTTGTTGTCCACATGCTGTACAAGCCATGGACAAGAATAGGATTACGAATAATGTTCTCATAGGATAAGAAAGAATAAACCCCCCGAAGGGGGTTATTGTTAGTCTTTACGTGGTCTACCCCGTTTGCCTTTAGGCTTGTCACTCTCTTCAGGTTCTACTGCTACTTCAGGTTCCACGTAATCCCAAGGCTTACCGAAGTACTCGAGATATGTTCTCTCCATTTCACGCAAGGTAGCACCGATGCTTTCTTGGTATTTGAACTGTTGAGTGAGTGTGAACTCTGACTGAAGGTTGCCGAGCATTTTAGACACGGTTCTTTCTTTGGTCAATTTGTAGAAATCTAATTGACGTTCGATAGTGTAGCGCATTTCCATTTCTAGATTCTCTGCGTGTTTTTGAAGCATGTCGTTAATCAACGATTTAGCTTCGGGTGAGTTGGCTCTCATAGCAGTAGGGAAAAGAAAAAAGAAGTCGTTAGACTTCCTTAAACTTTTTTAGTTGGTTAGTAAGAGTAGTCCATTCTATTCTTACTGTTGCCATCACCATCCTTAATGCTTTACTTTGTCTTTCGTTTCTTTCTTTCTCTTCTTGATTTAGTCCGATGAGTGGATTTTTACCTACTCTTTCCCTTCTTCTGTTTTCCACCTCAATCCTGTAAGTTTCCTTTTCTACCTTTGCTAATTGTCTACCTAACTTACCCAGAATGTCTTCCACAATCTGTAGCCGTAGTTCTAACATTATTTTTGATTCCATATAATAGGAAAGAAAAAAGGTCTTACGACCCTTTCTCTATCAACTCACGGTATTTCCTAGCCTCATGCAGTAGATCTACTACATTGGATAGGAACGACCGTTCAAGTCGAGCCAACGCTTTGTGTGAGTCATTCTCTGACTCATTAAGTTCTAATTGGATATCTACCACGATAGACTCCAACGCATCGAATACATATTCATATTTCTCCATACAATGAGAAAGAAAAAACTCTCTATCGTAGTTAGTTCTTAAGATTACAGTGCAGCCCAATCCAAGTTAAAAGGGGCTTTCGCCCCTGATGTTAGAATTTGTTGAACTCGTTGTGCCAGTAATTCTTGTTTGACTTGCTACAACTGTGACCACGACCTGATGCGCAGGACATCAGTCCCACAATCACCACTGCTACTATTAGATATCTCATACAATAGAAAAGAAAAAACTACCCTGATATGCAGGGTAGTTGTAAGGGCGCTACCCCATGTTGTGGTCTTACGTGAACTAGCTTTACGTTCACCGCACTTTGGCAGATGAGTACATAATAGTAGGATATCCCTACTACTATAAGAAAGAAAAAAAGCCCGTGAGGGCTTTCTTCTAGGCTTTCTTTCGAGGCCAACTCAATAGTGCAAGTGCCCAGTAACCTAGTGCAATACATGCACTGAAGTACTGAATAGGACTACCAATAGGACACGCTGTCAAGGCAACCCATGCAGCCATCAAGCCCAATCCTATCAGGAACAAGCTTGGAATCTCTCTGTATTTACTCATAGCACTATGAGAAAGAATAAACCGTCGTTAGACGGTTCTTCTTCTCTTTGTGTGTGCCATATCAATCCAGGTCAGCACTGCAATTGGCACCATCCATCCGAAGGCGAAGACCCACTCTACGACCTTGGTGAACTCTTCGCCCCAATCCGCGACCATTCCTGCTCTGAAATACACAGTCATGAAGCCACTTGCTACTACCCAAACCAAACCACTGATTGCCGCAATGGCAATCAATGTACTCTTTATTATTCTATTCATAGAATAAGAAAGAAAAAACAATAGGACTAATGTCCTATTGCTTTTGACTTACAATAATAGTAGGCATCCATAGCATCGGATGTTGTTTCATCCCATTCTACTCTTGTCTCTAGTTTAGGGTTCTTCTCGCAGAACTCATTGTAAGTCATTCCTTCTGTGTAGACCAATGTCTCATCATTGTACGCTACTTGCGTGATTGTTATCTTCATACTATGGAACAGAATAAACCTGCCCCGAAGGGCAGGCTCTCTCTCTCTAGAACGGCAGCTCGTCGACCTCTTCTTCTCTTGCCTCGAATGGACTTGCTGCTTCTACTATCATTGGCTCGTCCTTCATCCACCCACCATCTATCCAAGTATAGTAGTAGGTAGTGTAATCCATACAGTACTCAGGCATGTGTTGGTTCTCGTCTGGATGATATACAGCATACTCTCTCCATGTCCCAACTCGCACGATGCCTCCGTGTCCTTCCACCTGAACTTCCATCCCACTGACATCAAGACCCATCTCGTTCCACGAAGTTGCCATCTCTTCCGCGACAGCAACTAACTTTTTAAATTTATCTATCATAGCAGGATAGAACAGAATAAACTCCTCTGAAATGACGGGGGGTACCCCGACACTCTATCGGAAGATGGGGGGATCTAATCTAACATCCCCCACCCTCGTATAGACATCCTAAAATTGTGGGGGTTGAAAATTTTGGGGGTGATTTGGCTGTTGAGGTGCTTGGGACCGAAATAGGTAAGATTAGTTACCAGGAACTACATCGTAGTAGTAGCTATCGGTATCTTCTGATACCCATCTGTCTGATTGGTTCTCTACACTTGGGTGTTCTGTGTCTACTTTTATAGCAGTAGGACTTACAGGGAAGGGTTTAGTTACCCAGTTAGAATCTTTCCAGAATATGCGGTTATTGGGCATGCATAGTAGGTATCCCTCATCTGCTACTAGTATATGCCCTGCCTTATAGTCGGAAGGCTCATCACTGTATGGGTTATTGTACCAGTCTACTGTGAACAGGTAATTGGCCCAAATCAAACTTTTGTCTTTAAGGATTACCTGGCATCTATGCTCGCTTAGGAAATCATAATGAACTATGCTTACGTTTTCACTAAAGCAGTCCCACAGTTGTTTGAAGTGATAGGGAATGTCATTTTCAGTTTCTTTTAAGTAGAGTTCACTTATAGGTACTCTAGATCTAAGCATTCCGTAGTCTGTAATAACGTGAAAGGTAAGGATTTTACCTGCTACACTCTGTATGGCAAAGGCATATACGTTGTCGTATTCTAAATCTTCAGAGTTTTTAGTAAAGTAAGAACGTTTGACTAGAGCCTTAAAGTGTGGGATGTTGGAGTTTAGTTGCATTGTATACAAAGTTAGTAAATATTTATTTGGTGGATTTCTTTATAGGGTAGTTACGATGGAAGTAGAAGTGGTCTTATTTTATCGGTAAAATGCGGTTCCCTGCGGGGTTCCCTCTATCCTTAGGTGTGAATAACTTCTTCTTTCCTTTCTCTTGATTTTCTACTTACCTTTGGGGGACTACAGGGGGTTAGGGTGACATACCAAGTAAACTGTAGTTAAATCCTTGGGTCCTACTAGTAGTTGAGTTTTCCTTATTAAGGGGTAGTGTGCCTTGTTGGTTTTACCTCTTGACTTTAATCTGTAAAGTGATATATTTGTAGTAAGTATCTTTAACTATGAGAGAAAGGCTTCACTTAATGGGTAATGGCTATGCTGGTGAGCTGGTTAGTCTTATAAAAAGTAAGAGAAGCGAGAATGTAATGATGAGTCCTTATGACTTTAATGTAATTAGAGCTAAGGTTCACTTACTGGATGGGGTTAGTTTGAGTGGAAAGGAATTGTACATTGAGTCGGTTGATGGGAACTATACAACGTATATTGGAATTAGTTCTACAATGCCGAATGGCAGTATGTACTTTAGCGATCCATACAGAACAGTAGCCTATCTGCTTTATGACGGCATAGACGAGAATGGATACTTAGTCACAGAAAATGACGAAAGGCTTTTGATATAATGGCAACCAAAGAAACAAGAGTATCCCAATTACCTCAAGCAGGGTCTTTAGCAAGTACTGATAAAGTAGTTGTGTTGAAGGCTGGTATTACGTCAATTGCTGATGTGGGTACAGTTACCTCTGCTGCTTTCTTGGGAAAGACTACTGATGCATTGCCTGAAGGAGGAAATCTTTACTTTACAAACAGTAGAGTTAAAGCTAAGGTCTTCCAAATGATTCAAGCTGGTACTGGTGTTTCTTTTGCAATCAACGATACAGCCGAGACCATTACAATCAGTGCACTAGGAGATGTAAGAAGCGTCAATACCAAAACAGGATTTGTAAGTTTGAATACAGACGATATCCCTGAGGGCACTACTAATAAATACATTACCAATCCAAGAATTGATGCTAGAGTAGCAGACTTGTTAAAAGCAGGTGCCAATGTTACTCTGAACTATAACCCAGGATTGGGGACATTGACCATTAATAGTACGGGTAATGTAAGAAGTGTAAACACGTTAACAGGAGATGTTATACTCACTACTGATACTATAACTCAGGGAGTTAGTAATTTCTATTATACAGAAACAAAGTTTGATGCTTCGTTAGCTACCAAAACAACAACCAATTTAGCTGAAGGCACTAACCAATACTTTACTCCAGCTAGAGTTCGCACTACTGTCCTTACGGGATTTAGCAGTGGAGCCGATGCTCAGGTAGAAGGAACTGATACTGTATTACAGGGTTTTGGTAAACTACAGACTCAAGTTAGTTCTGCTAAAAACACAACAAACGCACACATAGCAAATACGTCTAATCCTCACAACGTTACTAAGGCACAGGTAGGATTGGATAACGTACCTAACGTAAATGCTACTGTTGCTTCAAACATAACAAGTGGATTACTTCCAGATGCGAGACTATCGGCAAACGTAACCCAACAAGGAAATACGTTTAATGGAGTAAACCAATTAGTTAGATTAGACGGATCAGGAAAGCTTCCTGCAATTGATGGTTCTCAGTTGACAGGATTGATTTCTCAAATCGCTAATCTTTCTGACGTTCAACTTACTAGTTTACAGATAGGACAAAGCTTATCTTATAACGGAACAAAGTGGGTCAACTCTGCTGTGACGGCAACTGTACGACACGATTATCAAGGAGTGTATTCTTACGTAGGAAGAGCACCTCAGTTAAGTTCTGAAGGAGCAAACGTTTGGAAAATAACAAGAATTCAAGTCCTAACAGATGGTAACGTACTAATCACCCAAGCATTGAGTGTGTCTTGGAGTGGCAGATTAACACATACATATTCATAAATTATAAAATTAGAAACTTATGGCAATCATATCAACCAAACCAACCATTGTAGACGGGGTAGAGTATCCTCTACTTCTAGTTAACTTAGCCATATCTCCACTTGTTCAAGAAGGAGGAATCATCGGAGCATCAGTTGCTATGCGTTTGACTCCTTACAGAGACTTGGGAGGAAACATCGAACAACTTCCTGACTACGCTAAGGCTGTTTCTTACTTTGATGTTTTTAAAGAAGCTGAGTCTGACCCTGAAATCGCATCTGCGGTAGGAAAGATCATGACAGGTCTTCAAGAGTTTATTACTGATAAAGGACTTTAATGGCACAAAGGGCTGCAATAGCATCTGGTAACTGGAGTAATCCAGCTATTTGGAACGGGGGAGTACTTCCTGAACCTGGAGATGTTGTTGCTTCTAACGGCTTTACAGTTACTATTGACCAGAATATTAACGTAGATTCAATTACAAATGCGGCAACTACGGTAGGAACCGAAGTTCCTTTAATGACTTCTAATACCGCACCTAGTGGTATTGCTTCTAATAATGGTACAGGAGGTTTTGCAAGTTTTTCTGCTTATTTGTCTTTTGATCGTAGTTTTGGTCTTTGTTATTATCCAGGACCAGTTACAGGGGATTGGATTGCATACGAATTTGCTACTGCTAAAAAAATAGGAAGATTCGGTGTATCTTTTAATGGAGGTTCAAATACTGTTAGTTATAGCTTAGAAGCATGGAATGGTTCTACTTGGATTGTTATTGGAACTCATACAGCAAATGGTAGTTTTACCAGTCCATATTTTGTAAATACAACTGCATATCTTAAGTATAGAATAGTACTTTCTGGCACTAATACAGGAGCTCAAATAACTGAGTTTTATTTGTACGATGCCTTGTCTGTAGCTGCAACAGCAGGAGGAGGATTTATTGTAGACGCAACTAGAACTTTAACTTTTACAAGTAGTGTCTATAGTATTTCAGCAGGAACGGTAACTTGTTTAACTTACTCTGGAAATTCAAGTACTACATTAACTATAAGTGCAGGAGTTGGGGGTATCAGTAGTGTATCTGCTACGAATCGGGGCTGTATTGAGGTTACGGGAGGTGGGAATGTAAATATTACTGCTAATTTAAATTACTTGCAGGTTTGGGCAACAAATAATTCAAGACTAAGACTTGTAAGTGCAGGCACTGTAAATATAACAGGAGCTTTATTAGCAGGAGGACAGGGAGGATATGCTGTACATGTAGTAGGTAATAATATAACACTTAATGTAGTAGGTAATTTGTTTGGAGGAGGAGATAATGATGCCTATGCTATTTCAGCTTCTGGTTTAAATAATACTATTACTGTTGTAGGGAATCTTTATCCTAGTGGAGCTAACAGAGCAGGAGGAATTAATATGGCTAGTACAGGAACTTTAAATGTTACAGGTAATGTTTATGGAGGATATAATCCTGGACAACCTGGTTACGGCATCCTACTAGCAGCTGTTTGTACTTGTAATATTACAGGAAATATTACCTTAGAAGGTACACAAAGCGCTCCTGCTTTTTATTCTAACGTAGCTTCTTATGTAAATCATATTGGAGCTATAAGTTCCAGCGTAACAACTTCTACATCACAAATTTTTATATCACTTAATGCCTCAGCTATTAATATTTTAACAGGGCCTTTTATTTCTTCTCCTACAGGAGGTCAACCTCTTTATGTATCTCGTATGCACTACAGGAGAACAATGGGTTCTTATTTTGAGTTTAGAAATAACAGTACAAATGGAGCTTTACCTCCAGCTGCTCCTGCTCCTGCTACTAGATTGGTAAGTCCAGATACAGTAGCAGACTCTCCTATTCCTGCAAATGTACGACAAGGAACAGTTTATTCATTAGGTTCTCAAACAGGCACAATGATAGTACCTTCTCCGTCTAACGTAGCCAACAATGTACCTGTAGACAACACAGTAGGAACAGCAGTCCTTGACCCTAACGCTATATGGGCTGTCCCACTAACTTCCATCAATACCTTAAATAGTATAGGAAGAAGAGTTAAAAACGCTGCTACAGTAGAAACTACTGGAGCACAAATTCAAACCACATTAAATAATAACGAGTAATGGCACTAAGAGCAGCAATAGCATCTGGTAACTGGTCAAACCCAGCAACGTGGAATGGAGGAGTTCTTCCTGGCCCAGGAGATATAGTAGCGTCAAATAACTTCACAGTTACAATAGATCAAAATATTAATGTTGATACTTTAACAAACACAGCACAAAGTCTAATTACAGCTGTTCCTTTAATGACTTCTAATACAACACCAAGTGGTATTGTCACAGGGTTAGGAGGAACAAGTGCTTACATTGCTTTTAATGGGTCAGTCTCACAAAACAGTTTTACCAATGCGAATCCAGGTGACTTTTTTGGATATGAATTTACTTCACCAAAAGCAATTGACATGTTTACTTTTGTTTTGGGAGGAAGTATCACAACTAATATCTCTTTCCAAAGTTGGGATGGTTCTGCTTGGATTACTTTATATACTGCTGTACTTGCAGGTGTAAACACATTTACCAGTCCTCTTATAGGCAATAGTGTTGCTTACATAAAATACAGGTTTTTAATAAATACCACTGCTACTTTACAAATGAGGGAAACTTATTTGTATGAGTATTTATCAACTACTGCAGCAGTAGCTGGCGGTGGATTTATTTTAAATAGTGGAATCACAGTAACTACTACAGGGGAAACAGGACTATCTGCTGGGTCTACTGACTTAATTACTTTTTCAAGTAGTGGCACGGCAACAATAAATTGTGGTACTGGAAATATACTAAGACCGACATCTGCTTCAGCTATTTCTACAATAAAGGTAACAGGAGGAGGTACGTTAAGTATTACAGGAAATTTAGAACCAGGTTCAACGAATGGTACTAGCAGGATCCTACATATTACAACAACAGCAGGAGCAGTTGTTAACGTGACAGGAAGAGTATATGGTGGAAATTCAAACGGTATTTTAACAGACGTAAGTTGTACATTAAATGTCATTGGCAATGTACTTGGAACTAATACTAACGGACCAGTAGCAAGTATTTGGTTTGGTGCAGGAGGCACATTGAATGTTACAGGAAATATTTATGGAAGCGAAGGATTTAACAACAATGGTTACGGAATTTATTTTAATATAGGCAATCTTAATATTACTGGAAACGTATATGGTGGTGAAAACCAAGGAGTGAATGATTGGGGAATACAAATAGTAGGGATTGCAACTGTCTATATTACAGGTAATCTTTTTTCAGGAAACTCTCCTAGCACAAATAATTTTCCAGCAATAAACTGTACTACCGCCTCTTACATAAATCAAGTAGGAGCTATCTATGCAGGAAGAAACTCTGTCGGTTTTGTCTCTTCAAGTAGTACTGCTATAAACCTATTAACAGGACCTTTTGTATGTAATGAGTATGGATTCTTTCCTTACCAAGTTGTAAGAATGCATTTAATACCTAGTACAAGTTCTTATTTTGAATTTAGAGACGAGACAACCAATGGTGCAATACAACCTGGCGCTATTGCACCTGCTACTCGTTTAGTATCTCCTGCAACTTTAGTAGATAACTTAGCAGTTTCTGATGTGCGGTTTGGTACTACCTACGCTTTAGGTACATTGACTGGGACTTTGAGAATGCCTAGTGCAAACCAAGTAACCTTTGGAATTCCTGTAGATAATACTTTTGGAAACGCAGTATTGACCGCTGCTTCTGTTTGGGATTATCTAGTATCAAACATTACAGTAGAGAACAGTATAGGAATGAGACTAAAGAACGTAGCTACTCCTCAAAGTGTTGGAGAACAGCTAGAAGCTTTTCTAAGATTAGATTAATTTAAAGTAAGTAGTAAAAGTACTTGACTTATTTTTTCAATAGTTTATTTTTGTTGTCAAACAAACTATTGACCTATGAAATTTGTAAACTTTATTGGAGGACTTTTCAAAGACGAAAAGGGTAACGTCTCCATGAAACGTTTGTGCGGCTTATTTTGCACATTGACTTTGTGCGCTACTTTGTACGCCAATTCTTTTACCGAAGCACACTTTGCTCCTTCTACTCCTTTGGTAGATGCTGTAGCTTTGTTGGCTTTTGGTTGTTTGGGTTTGACTTCTGTTGAGAAGATCATGAAAAAACCTGAATCTAACTCTACTTCAGCTGAATAATTAATCTTATGAACTATACAAGAGAACAAATTGAAGCCGCAGTAAAAGCCAAGGGCTATGCTTACTTTGATGGCACAAAAGACTACGATGTAAATATCATCGGAGTACGTAACTCTTCTACTGGTAACGATGTTACTAACTTGTTTGATGACACTATGACTGTTGCTTACAAAGTAGGAGGCAAATGGGTATTTCACCAATGGATGGCTACCACAGATCCAGGTACTAAAGGTGTTAGAGAATTTCACAATGCTGGTGGAGTAGCAAGACTAGTTCCAGGTCAGTACAGAGGTTCACACGGTATTGGTCTACACCAAGGTAAGTACGAAGCTTTGAAGCAAGCTAAACCAGTGAAGGTTTATCGTGATGCTAACAAAGACATGACTTACGATGAGAATACCATCACTGAGGGTATCTACGGTATCAACATCCACAAAGCTGGTGCAGATTCTACTTTTGTAGAAAACTGGAGCGAAGGATGCCAAGTGTTTAAGCGTGAGAAAGATTTTAACCAATTTATGGAAATCTGTAAACAAGCTCGTGGCATTCATGGTAACTCTTTCACTTACACCTTGATTGAGTCTGGTGACTTTATTGTTGCTGACAAAGTAAAAGGCGAAGCTAAAAGAGCTGCTAAGAAAAAATAATGAAAAGACTACTCGTTAGTCTTTTAATATTCTTGACTATCTCCTGCAAAGCACAAACTATTGCTAAGGCAGGAGATGGTTGGGATTTAAAGATTGACTCAGCCATACAACTTATAAAGACCATTGACCCTGAAAAGTACAAAGTCTTTACAGATGTATGTCAAAGAGTTGATTTTTGGAAAAGTTCTTTTTCTTCCACAGGTGTAGTCGAAGGAGACTATACCATACTAGTAGCAGACGCAGACATTAAGTTAAAGTCTATCAATAACTTAGCGGCTGTGTTAGTTCACGAAAGTATGCATTTAGTATTTGTTTTACAAGATGCAGTCATGAGTGAAAAGGAAGAAGAGTATAAGTGCTATTTGTATGAATTATCCTTTATTAAAAACATCCCAACCCCCGAGCCTTGGTTACTGGCAAACCTTTATGAAAAATTGCAAAAATATAAACCATGAAAAAAATACTTTTGTTTGCGTTGGGATTGTTTATCCTCACTACTAACTTATTTGCACAAAGTGCAAACACTTCTCCTGGAACTGGGCATTGGGTTGTTATCGACTCAGGTTATCAAGTAGCTACAACTACTGTAGGTAAAACTGTTGCTCCGTTACATTTCTACAACACTTCTACTAGTGAAAAAATTACAGGTATGCAGTTTCGTGTATTTTACGATAACACTGCATTTACTGGTGTTGTACCTTCTTTGAAGATTTCTACTTCAGATCAGTATCTTCAGTATGTAGATAGTAATTTACAAGGATTTTTAACTGTAACTCTAGCTTACACAGGTTCTAGTTCTACTTTTAACTATTCTGACGGTGCTACATTTGATTTAACTTTTACTCACGCTGCCGAAGCTATATTTAACAACTTAGATTCTATCAAGACTTTGAAAGTTGCAGGTGTGAAATCATTTGCAAATAGAGCTGCTACTAACTGGGGTAACGATACCACTTTGGTTGTCTACTCTTATGGTGGTCGTTTCAACCAAAAGGTTCTTCGCTTTGCTGCTAAGTTTAAAAACGTTACGGGTTCTGATGCTAAGAATCTTTGGGTATCTTTAGAAAAGAAAGCTCCTACAGGTTCTTGGACACATGTAGAGTCAAAATCAACTAACTCATTGGGCCACGTAGTATTTAAGAAATTTATTGATACTACCTACTGGGATGTAAGAATGGTTGTTAAAGGCGATACAATGACTCCTGGTAACGTATTCTCTACTGCTGATGCACAAAAGATTAACCAAGCAATCCTTGCACAATATACTCCAACAGGATTTGACTACTACACTATGGATGTAAACGGAACTAGCGGAGACATTTCTATTGCTGACGTTTACTCTGTATACGGACGTTTGGCAGGAAGATTCTCTTCTTGGCCCAACTCTAAAAAAGACGTAATGTTCTTTACAGTAGCTGAGTATAATGCTATCAACGGTGCTACTGCTAATCCAACCTCTACTTACGCAACTGTTAACAACTTCAACTATTCTATTGACGGTAAAGACTCTATTACTTACTACGTAGCAGTTAAAGGAGACGCAAACTCTACAGGATTTAAAATGGCTCGTTTGACTCCTATTAAAATTGTTAACCAAGCAAATGCTAAGAACTACATCATTGACAAAACAGTAAGCTATGATGATCCTTCTTTGGAGACAGTAGAAATCAATATGCCCAAAGTAAAAGTAGAGGATGGCAATTTGGTGAGCGTACCAGTTAAAGTTTTAACTAACGGTAAAGACCTTACTGCTCTTCAGTTAGACCTTAAATATGATACTGCTTACTTGTCTTTCAAACAGATTGAAGTAACAGAAAAAATCATGAAGTGGACTGCCTACACAAACCCTTCTAATGGAGTTGTGTCTTGGGGAGGAGCTGACCTTACAAATGACAATCTGTTAAAAGACGGAGAACAAGTATTTACTCTTCAGTTCATTGCTAAGAAACCACAGGATTCTTGGGCTACAGCAGCCATCTGGACAGCAGAAAAGTACGTAGGTGATAACAAGGCTAAGGATATGAACATTAGACCTACTATGGGCATTGTTGAGGTTCGTAGAAAAGGATTGGTATCTATCAACCAAGTAAGTGACCTAATAGCATTTCCAAATCCTTCAGAAGGTGCTATCCAAGTACAATTCAAGATAGCCGAAGAGTCTGATGTAAACTTGTCTTTGTACAATGAGGTAGGTCAGTTAGTCCAAAATATTCTAGACAAGCACATGCCTGTAGGAAACTATAAGTATAGTGTAGATTTAGAAAGATTACCTGACGGAGTTTATATCTTAACTCTTAAAACAGAAAAACAATTCCTAGATTCTAAACTATTAATCATATGAAACTAAAAGAAAAATTAGGTTTTGGCCAAGCAGAACCCGTAGCAGTAGCAGACAACAATCGTTTCTACTACATGTTGCAACAAATGCAAGCCAATCGTTGGAAAATTACAGCTATTGTATTGGGGTTGTTTACCTTAATCATAGTTGGTATTAATGCTGCTGTCTTTGTAGGAGCTTCTATTGGAGAAGACTGGAAAGAAATGTTACTTATCCTCTTAGGAGCTTTTGTAGGTAACTTGAACAAAGTAGTTGACTACTGGTTCAACTCTGAAGATAGAGACAAAATGTTAATACAGAAGGTGGATGAGGAGGATGGTGTATCTTTGTCAAACACAACTAATCCATAATATTATGTCAGAAGAACAAGAAGAAGGCGGAATGTCTGGTGTAAAGAAGGCAATCATCGGAGCAATTACCACAGCGGTAACTGCAGGTGGTGCTTGGTTTGCTACTCACTTAGGTGGTGGCGAAGATGAAAAACCAGAAACTCCAGCAGCTGTAGCTGCTCCCGCACCTGTGATTAACATCACTACGAACAACGAACAGAAGCAACAGGCAAACACTGGTGGCGGTAATACCGTCATCATTAAGGAAAAGGTAGCACCTGCTGCATCTACTCCTGCCCCTGCTGCTCCTGCATCTAAACCCCAAGCAGATGAAGAAGATCCTTGGTAGCCTACTGTTAATAATCCTTATCTATGGTTGTGGTTCTATGAAGACCACAACCGAGGATGAGGTTATTGAGAAAAAAGATATTTCTAGCGTGTCTGGATATACTGATTCTATTAAGAAGAACGTACAAGTAATTAGCATGGACATGACTAAAGTGTTGGCTATGTACCCAAGTCTTCAAGAGAAAAATGTAGGTTTAGGTTTTGCAGAATCCGTATTAGATTATTTAGATGAAACAAATCGTTTTGTATTTACTGAAGAGAAGGGTGAAATCAAGGAAAGGATGGTAACTCAATTCAAAGCTTCTAAAAAAGGAGTCTTTGAAGAACCTATTGACGGCAAAGGAAAAATTAAAGCTGCCCACTACTTTGTTTATGTAACCGTTGCTGATTTTGCAGTAGACGAGGACGAGACTGTACAAGGTGGAAAAGCTAAAGTAGTGGTAACTACTTTTATCCGTTTGCAAGTTCGATTTGTAGACGCTAAAACAGGACAAATTTACATTGGTTCTGGTGAAGGCGAATCTATAAAAGTAGGAGAGTCGTTCTTAAAATCTCTAGACGATATGAAGTTTTCTCAAAGTACCGTAGGTAAGGCAACACGAAAGTCGCTTGAAACAGCAACTACCAAAGTGATTGAAAACCTTATTAGAAACGGTGTCTTTAAGAGCTAACATATTAATCTTACTATTGAGTATAGGACTGAGTTTAAAAGCTCAGTCCTTTACTTACTCGTACAAAGATCCGTGTACAAAAGAATTAAAGTTCATTCTTGCTGATATGAACTCTCCGATAGTAATAAGTTACTACGGACAAGTAAAAAACTTCAGTTACACAGAATTGCAGGACGGTACATTTGACGCTTGGTTAAATTATACTTATGCCAATTACAAAACAACAACCCCATGTCAAGGAGTTTTTGCAACAACTACTACAACTACAAGCACAGCAACTATAACTTCTTTAGTAAATAATGTGATGAATCTTAACTCTTTAACGAGTTTAGATTTATCTTCGACTTCGCTAGGATCAAGTACTTCAGTAGGAAGTACAACATCTTCTGGCACAAATGTAAAAAATGACTCTAAAAATGGAAGCTCGAATAACAAAGTTGGTAGTAATGGAAACAATAGTACTACTGATAATTCTGGGAATAATTCTAGTAACAGTGACCAGTCATCTGGACAAGGGTCCAATACGTCGTCGGAAGGACAAGTAGGCAATGGAAGCAACTCAGGTAATAATTCTAATGGCTCTAATGATGCTGGGGGTAACTCTGGGAGTGGCTCTAGTTCTTCTTCTAGTGGTGGTGGTAATGGTTCTGGTGGAGGTGGTGGTTCAGGCACCGCAGGTGATAAGAAACCTGAAGAAAAAACTCCTGAAAAGATAGAAGAACAAAAGAGTGAAACTCAACAAGCAGGTGGAAGTTCGTCTGCAAAAGCCGCTGCTAAAGGGAAAGTAGAAACTCAAAAACCAGCTATTCTAGTTACAGGAGATATAGTTGGAGTCCAAACAGTGCAAGATAAAGCACAAGACGCTAGGGCAACAATGTCCTTTACTAGAGTTAAAGGAGACGGTACTGCCTCTGTTGGACTTGCAGCTGACTATATGGTCAATGCTAAAATAGGAAACTTTAACGGCGTGCGTTCTTGGATGGGCGTTAACAAGAAAGGCAACAAACATATCAATGTTCTTTCGGCAGGAATTAACCTCATGCCAAAGTCTTACAACGGTTCTTTGTTGTTTGTAAGGGTAAACTCGCTGAAGAACTTTACAGCGCTCTACGGAGCCGCCGCATCGTATGGCGAGTTATTTCAAGAAGAAGTTATATCTACCCTACTGATAGGCGGTTTTATGTATAAGGGACAACTTACTAAACACATAGATGCTACTATTATTGCCGCTAGTGTTTACGCTCCTTATACAAAGTATTACACAGAATCTTTATTTGAATCTCAACCAATTATAGTTCCTTTTCTAAACATCAACTACTCACTTACAAAAACTTTTAAGTTCGGACTTACAGGAGGAGGCACGTACATCGCCAATCAGGATGTCGTCAATTATCAAATCTTAATGGGAGGTAAGTTAAAGATATGAGATGGCTAGTCATTCTACTCTTGTTTGCAAGTCCTCTGAAGGCTCAATTTACTTATTCTGGATACTTGTACAATGCAAACGGTTCGGGCGCCTCTAACGTTCCCGTAAAAATATACAAGAGTACAGCAGGTGCTACTACTAAGTCAGGTACTTTTGCTAAGATAACTTCAGGTATTCCTTCAGATAGAGGACGAGGAACTTCAGTACTTCACTCAACTGCTAACACAGATGAAAAGTCTGTGGCTATTACATTTCCTTCTGGCTTTAGTCCTTCTTACGCAGGAACTAGCTATTCTTCAGGCCACGTTAACGCTAACTCTTGGTTTACTTTTGGAACAAGTTCTAGTACTGGATACAACGGAAATGCTACTAGTCCTAATCAACCTACTATCCATATTGGGTCGGTGGATAATGGCTCAACAGATAACAACGTTTCTTATGTATCAACTGAAAGTTACACTGATGGAACTTACGGTGATGTGTTTAGAGTAAGATACGAGGGTAACTGTAAGTACAACCAAACGGGAATCAATTATGTTTGGGATTTATACTTTATTAAAAACCAAGCCTCAAAGCAGATAGTGGTTTGGAGAACATTCACCGCAGACGGTTCCAACCAAGAAATAATGGGTATATCTACAGGTAGTGCTTGGATGGCAAGTACTCTCGTTACTACTGGTTCTTTTTCTGGCACTAGTTGGGAGATAAACACAACCTCAACCACTACAACAAGTTCTAATGTACTTGACGCTACTGCATATACTAACTCATCGGGATACTACTCTTTCTCAAGAACTACAGTAGCAGGTAATCAATTCACTATTCAAGTCGATGCTCCAACTAGGATTCAAGCCTACACAAACTCAGACATCCAAGCAATATCAGACCTCATCCTCAATAAAGTGGTTAAGACTGGGTTGACTTTTCAGATGTTTGACGTAAACGATGACTCTAAAATAACTGTAGCAGATAAATACTACGTAGCGGCAAGAAAGGCTGGAAGATTTTCTAAGTGGAGAATAGCACCTGATGTCCGTATCTTTACAACAGCACAATATGATGCTATCAAAGCTGCCACAACAAATGTAAGAGGAACTTATCCTGGAGTCAGTACTTATACTACTTCTACTCTTACTTCTGGAGGAAGTTTAAGTCTTTACCTAATAGCACCTGGTTATGCAGGACAAGTAACATACTAACATGAAAAAACTAATCATACTCTTAATCCTAGCATTTGCAGGTTCGTTGAATGCACAATGCTACAAAATTGACACCGTTAGAAACCACACACAACTAAGAACTATTGCAGGTAGGCCTGTAGACTTTGGTATAGTGGCAACGGCTGAACAACTTATCTCTGCCAAGTATTCGCTGTGCGATACAGGCATTGGAGTTGACCTTGCAATTAACACAATTGCTATGCCTCAAAGACTAATTAACATTGCAGGGTTGCAGTTTTTAAAGAGGGACTATGTAGTCAATATGTCCATCACAGCTAATAACATTACACATTATTCTAGGAACGTAAAGACCGTTTATGTCAATGCTATGTTCCTAACTGTAGAGGACATTCCTCACAACAAAAAAGCATACTCTAGGGCAGTAGAGAAGTGCTTAATAGATTTAGTTAAGGAGTTGTAGCCCGTATTTACTGGGGTTTCCAGTTATAATCTTATCTTAACTTTAGTTGTTAAGTTTTTAGCTTAACTTACTTAGTTATAACTTTAGACTTGACTTTTTATATTAGGATAGTATATTTGCATTAGTTGTAACAGACAACCAACCATATTATGAAAAAACTTTTGCGAAAGTACCCTGACCCTATTTTAATTCACAGGGATTACATTGATGTCTTGCTGAGGCTAGCAGGTTATCGCTTATCTGATTTATCAGTAACAATTTTAGCATACTCTAGTTACAGAAAAGCATTGACCTCTGAGACTAAGAAAGAGATTGCGGAAAAGTTTAACACAAGCATCCAAGTAATTTCTAACACAATCACCAAGTTAAGAAAACAACAGTTATTGTTGAAGAACAACTTGAATCCTAAATTGAAACCAGAAAACGACAACCAATCAGCATTAACCATTTATTTTACTCTAGAGCCTAAAACTAAAATAAGAAAAACTGTATTGTCAGAAAGTAACATAACGGAACAGACTCCTGCATGAGAAAAGACCTTCAAATAGAACTCAAGGTATTTGGATTGTATAGTACGGCAGCCAAAGAGTTAAAGTGCACTAGCTCAGAGGTAGATGAAGTTTATTCTTGGTATTTAGGAGAAATCGTAGAATCCCTAAAGAAGACCGAGACCAAACAAGTCTACCTCAAAGGCTTAGGACGCTTAAGAGCTAATCCTGCATGCATACCAAATATCCTATACTATAATATTGTAAGGTACATAGACATGGCTGGGTTTATGGTAAAGTTCCCAAAATACCACACCAAAAGTAGAGCAAACTTTATGACTGTTATCTACGAGAACTACAAAAAACTATACGAAGAGGGTTTGAAGAAGATGGACATTCTTATAAATGAACCTATATTTGATAAGCCTATGTATCACAAACAAAGACAAAGGCTAGTTAACTTTAACCAAGACAGATTAGAAAAACTATATGAATCCATTTGCAGACTACATGAAGCTGCTGAAGCAGGGAGTAAAGAACGCGGACAAGATAATCGAGGGGATCAGCAACAAGACATTGAAAGAATTCAATTTACTTAATGAAGATGATCAGAACCGTATCTCAAACCGAATGGACATATGTAACGCTTGTCCCTTCAACTCTACTAATGCTAGAGTATCTCCAGAGTACATGGCACTCACGGGTGTCCCATACGCTACTGGAAGAACCGAATCACACTGTGCGTTATGTGGTTGTGTAATTGAATTTAAAACATCTTGTTTGAGTTGTAACTGTGGAATAGAAACTTGGAACCAAAGACATCCAGAAAAGAAACAAGAACTAAAGTGGACCAAAAAACCTTAACACCTACTAATATGAAAAAACCATCAATCAAATCAAGAGCTAACAAGGTAGAAAACCTTAAGAAAGCTTTCCGTATCCTTAACGGTTGCGGAGGAAACAAAGGCACTAAGTGCGGAGTTGAAGTTTACTATATGCCAGCAGATAGTAAGCTACAAGAGATTAAAGCTTAACCAATGACAAAACAACCAACCAACCGTTTAAAACCTGAGAGTAAACCTACTTTCCAAGACAAGTTATTTCTAGTAACTAAAGTCTTTTGGAAAGCAGGTTACTCCTATGGTAAAACAGGAAGGAATGAAGATTTTTATGCTCGTGTACTGGAAGACTTTGCAGTCATGCCTGAAGACGAGTTTATAGAAAAATACGAATCGCTTTAGTATGGCACAGAAAAAACAATCTTACATCTCAGCTGAACTAGAGTGGGCAGAGGAGAAACTTAGAGAATGGAGACAGTATGTGGATTCAAATCCACTACATTCTTTAAAAGACCGAGTAGAATGGAAACCAACTTCTAAAGGTGGTTCTATTCCTATGGTAATTGCTTCTATTGAACAACAGATTAAATCAATACGTGATACCATGAAAGAGTATCTTGCTCTTTTAGATGTGGTAGATAAACTTCGTGAGAAAGAAGAAGCCAAACTTGAGATACGTGGTTCTCAAGAAGTTAATGGCAAGATGAGTAAATTTATGTAATATGCATTTAGATAGTCCAGAGTTTTTTGTCAATATGAAGTCTGTTCCTGATAAGGAATCGTCAGAATATGTTTCTTTTTGGGAAGCAGAAGATAAAAAGATTACAGAGGGTATTACCATTAATGGGTTTCACTTTTCTCCTTTTATCTATTGGCATTTAAATTACTGGTCTATTTATGTAGATACAATGGTAGGCAAAAGACAAGTTCGTAAGTTAGATCGCCCTCAGTTATGGGATACTTACTTGGCTGTCGATGAAACTATCAATAGAGCAGAAAATCATCCTGACGGAAAGAAGGGAGTTGTGATGGTAGGTTCACGACGTATCTCTAAGTCAGTATTGACTTCCTCGTATATGACCCATAAAGCAGTAACCCAAAAAGGTAGCGACAATCTTATCTCTGCTTTGAATGGGCCTGACTTAAAAATTATAACAGAGTACGTAGACTTAGGTTTACGTAATCTTCCAGAATACTTTAAGTTTCCCCGTATTGAAGATGATTGGAAGAGACAAGTAACTCTTGGATACAAAGACAAACAAAACGTAAGACATGAATGGTCTAAATTTCACATCCGAAACTTTGACGAAGGCAACAATACGGAAGCAGCTGCTGGTCTTACTCTATCTTCTTTTATGTTGGAAGAAGGAGGAAAAGGAAAGATTCTCAATTGTTTGGCGGCAACTACTCCTTGTTTTGACAGTCCATATGGATGGCGTTGTTCTCCTTTTGTCATTGGGACTTCGGGAGATATGACAAAGGCAGGGGATTTGGAAGAGCTTTTCAATAACCCTGAAGCATACAATTTTCTTCCTGTAGAGTCACTTGACTCTGGTAAATCCTATGGTTTGTTTATCCCAGGAACTAAATCTTTGAAGGTACCAAAAGAACCAAAATCTCTTGGACTTTACTTAGAGAATGCGGAACCATCGGAATTAGACGATATAACAATTTGGGTATCTGATGAAGACAAAGGAAAAGAATTAATCTTAAAGTCTAGAGAACAAATTAAGAAATCTAGTGGTCTAGAAGCATACTTGAAGGAGGTAATGTATTATCCTCTGACACACGAAGAATGTTTCCTAGAACTTTCGCAAAACATCTTTCCTGTGGATCTTCTTCAGGAACAATTGCAAAAGATTACATCACTAGATGCAAATCCAGATTACGTAGAACTAGTGCAGAAGTCAGATGGAAGCATTGGTCATAAGTTTACAGATAAGAAACCAGTTCAAAACTTTCCTTCTAAACCAACAGATAACTTAGAAGGTGCAGTTCAGATTTGGGAGTATCCTATACTAGGGGCACCCTATGGTCTTTATACGGCAGGAACTGACCCATATAAACAGTCACAAGCTAAATACTCAACCTCTTTAGGCTCTACTTATATTTACAAACGTGTGCATGATATTGCAGGGGAAGGGTGGCAGAACATAGTAGTAGCAGCGTACACAGGTCGTCCTAAAAAGATTGAACAGTGGTATGAGATGACAAAGATGTTATTGAAGTACTATAACGCTAAGACACTTTGTGAAAACATGGATATGGGATTTATTCAGCATTGTATTGAAAAGAACGAATCTGCTTTTTTCTTAGAACGCACACCCTCATTCTTAAATGACATCCACCCTAGTAGTGCAGTAAATCGTGAGTATGGAATACATATGACCAGTGATATTAAAGATTACTTGAACTCACTGATTATAGAATACATCACAGAAGTTATAGAAAGAGAGACAGATGCAGAGGGTAACGTCGTAAAAGAAAGATTAGGAGTTACTAGAATACTTGACCCTCTACTGCTTAAAGAATTAATTAAGTTTACTCCCAAATTAAACGTCGACCGAGTTATTTCTTTTGGCCTTACTCTTGCTATGGCAAAATCCTTAAACAGCAAATCAGTAATAGTATCTTCTACACAGGATTCTCGCATGCAAGAGTACTTTAAATCCATGAAATCAAAACAACTTTTCAGGACAACAAGAAGCCCTTTTAGGTATTAAACTACACTTATTTTAAAATTTTGGGTATCAAAATTAAGATTTGGTATTATTTTTACCGCTAGTTATACTTTATAAGTTAATACATTAACATCCATTGTTATGATCATAGAAGCACTCAAAGAGTACACTGATGCACTGAATCACGCATACTTTTATCCAGAGCAATTTGTTTCTGCAGCCAAGAAACAAAAGCCTCAGTGGATTAAATCTACCCTTGACTACTTTGCAAATATTGCATTTGCCCAGTACCGACAAAACATAAAATTCAGAAAAAACTACCGTCTATTTAACGGAGAGTTTAACTTTGATGATTACACCAATGAGCCCCAGATACAAGAAATTATTAGTTACCTTTCAGATACTCCTGATCAAGAGCCAGAAATTCCTCAGCATCTTAAGCATTATCCAATAGTCAACCCACCTATCAATCAATTAAAGGGTGAGTTAATTAACAGACCATTTAAGTATAAGGTCAAAGCTGTTGACGATGCGAGTGTAGATGAGAACATTGACTTCCGTACTGACTTAATTAAAGAGTTCTTCATGAATAAAATGATGGCTCGTTTAGAAGGAGTACCTGAAGAACAGTTACAGCAGATTCAAGAAGAGATGATGGCTGAGATTCAAAACAAAATCTTGGACTACACTTCTACTGCCGAAGAGTGGGGCAACAAAGTACTTAATGCACTTAAGTATAGTTTCCGTTTAAAAGAAAAGTCTAGTCAAGGTTTCTTAGATTTCTTGATTACAGGACAAGAGTTTCACCACTTCTACCCAGACAATTCAAGAATCGGATTTAACTACAAAGTAGAAAACCCATCTAACGTATGGTACTTAGCTAATCGTAATGCTATGTATACTACTGATTGTTGGGCTTTAGGTACTATTGAAGTTCTTTCTATGTCTGAAATAGTAGAGAGATATAATCTTTCTGGTGAAGAAGTTAAGCACTTGAATAGTCGTTCTTTACAGAATCTTCGTAACAACGAATATTCTCCATTGTCTCCTGCACTTCCAGACCCTAATGACCCATTGTGGCAGTTGACATTTGAGAACGTGGGTGACTTTGCCAATGGAGGTATTGACCACAACGTATTCTCGTTCAACTCTCAACACGCCTACACAGTAGTTACTTGTTACTGGCAGTCTAAAAAGAAGATATATAAGCGTCAGTACATAGACGAACAAGGATACCTTCAAGAACAATTTGTAAGTGAAGACTACAAGTACGATAAAACTATGGGCGATATTGCTCTAGATGAGTTGTGGATTAACGAATGGTGGAAGGGTATTAAGATTGGTGCTGACATCTACATTGATGTAGAGCCTCTAGAGTATAGCCAAACTCCTCCAATTGTAGGTATTGTAAACACTACTCGTAATACGCAAGGCAAATCCTTGCTTGATCTTCTTAAGCCTTACCAAGTTCTTTACAACATTTGTATGAACCAGTTGTGGGAGTTACTTGAGAAAGAGATTGGTGTGGTATTCTTGGGTGACTTAAAAGTAGTGCCTAAGAAAGATTCTCAAGATCCAATTGAGACAATGCTTTGGAATGCCAAGAATCGTGGTACTTTGTTTATTGATACATCTCCAGAGAATACTGGTGGAGCTGTTCAGTTCAACCAAATGTCTCGTGTAGACTTGACTAGAACTGCAGAAATTCAATCTCGTATCCAATTGGCACAAGCTCTCCGTACAGAGGCATACGAACTTATTGGTGTAACTCGCCAGCGTCTAGGTTCAGTAACTCCCTCTGAGACGGCTACTGCTACTAAAGAAGGACTTACTCAATCATTCTCTCAAACAGAAACATGGTTTGCTTGGCATGATAACGTAATGCAACAAGTATATCAAACAATGTTGGAGATGGCTCAGTATACAGAATTGCAAAAGCCTACCTCTACTTTGAACTACTTAAACTCAGAATTGGAAACTGTATTCTTACGTATAACTAAGAATGAGTTACTCCGTGAGTTGTTTGTATTTGTGACATCATACGCTGAGGATAGAGTAACACTTGAACAGTTGCGTTCGTTGGCTCAACCCGCACTTCAGAATGGTGCAGAGTTGATTGAGATTTTTGACCTGTACACCGCTGCCTCAGAACGTTCACTTCGTCACGTATTAGAAGGCGTACAAGAACGTAAAGCTCAATTGCAACAACAGCAAATGGCACAACAGCAACAACAGATGGAAATGCAACAACAACAATTCCAAACTAAACTTGCTGCAGATGCTGAACAAAAACAACAAGATGCACAACGTGAGGATATGAACAAAGAACTCGACCGTCAGAACAGACTTGACGTAGAGCGTCTGCGTGGTATTGCTAACGAATCTTCTTTCTCACAAGACAAAGATTTGACTCCTCTATTGATACAACAAGCTAACTTGGCTAAGGAACAATCTAAGATGCGATTTGAGCAACTTAAGAATGCTGACCAAGTTAGTCTTAAGAGTAGAGAGTTAGATTTAAAGGAAAAAGACATCGATACTAAGCTGCAAATAGCTAAGCAAAACAAGAATAAATACGATAAGAAGAAATAAGAATTTCACTTTATCTATATTTACACACTCACTTTTTTTAACCTATTGTGTTAATTTTTTAATAGGTTAACTTTGAAAACAGACAAACCAACCAACTAATTGTCATGAATAACAACCCAAACGACGACCAATTAGGTTTAGACAACCTAGAGTTCTTTGAAAATTTTGCTACTGATGATCCCCTAGAGGATCCCCAGTTTGATCCCAACGCTAATCTTGCCCCTGATATTTTGGGTGGCGAGAAGATGGACTTAGAAGACGATGACCTTCCTATGGGAGGACAAGGTAAAAAACCAACGGCTCCTGCAACTCCTGCCACTCCTCCAGCCTCTACTCCTAATGAAGAAGAAGAGGAAGAAGAAGACGATGACAACAAGTCTGCAGGCAACCAAGAGCTAGAAGATGATGACTTAGAAGATGATTCTGACGACATTAACTACTACGAAGCTTTTGGTAAAGGATTGCTGAAGTCAGGACATTTTGATTTAGGTGAGGAAATTGATCCTGACCAAGTAGAATGGACTGAAGAAAGTTTCCTTGAAATGATGTCTGCTACCGTTGAGAACAAAGCGTGGAAACAACTAGAGGAAATTGCTACTGAGGCTTATGGTCCAGAAGGACTTGAATTGGTGAAAGACCTTTTCATTAATAAAGTCCCTGTACAACAATACCTTTCTAAGTTCAACGAACAAGTTGCACTTGAAAATGTTGACTTGACTAATCCTCAGAACCAAGAAGCTATCTTCCGTGAGTATCTTTCTCGCACTGGTTTAGACCAAGATGAGATTGATGAACAACTTGAATATGCTGTCAAGACTAATAAACTTGAGAACTTCTCAGAAAAGTACTACGTAAAATTACTTGAACGTAGTAGACAAGAGAGAGAAGTGTTAGCAGAACAAAGTGCTCAGAAACAAAGAGAAGCACAAGAAAGAGAAAATGCAAGACAAGAATCTTACATTAAAACTTTGGAAGGTGCAATCAAGACAGGAGATATTAACGGCTTCCCTATCAATCAGAATGAAGCAGCTAACTTATTTGACTATGTAACTAACAAAAGTTATCAGTTACCTAACGGTCAAAAGATTAGCGAGTTTGAGTTTACCTTGGCAAAGATGCGTCAAGAAGATCCTCAAAAGTTTCTAGCAGTAGCAAGGTTAGTTCAATCTAACTTAGACCTAGCTCCAGTTAAGAAGAAAGGTGTAAGTGAGGAGACTAACTCAATTTTCCAAGAACTGCAAAAAAAGTCTAAAAAAGGACCTAAAGGAGAACCTAGAAAAGAGACCCAACTCTTTAGTAATTTCTTCGGTAGATAAAATATAAGCACACATAAACTAAAAATAAAATGCCTAATCAATCCATTACCAGAGTTAACGGTCGCGTTATAGCTAATGCGCACGTTACCAGCTCTTACTATTCTAAGAATAGTTTGGGTAAGTTGACCGACAAAAACTTTGTCGAGTCAATGTTGAAAACTAAACCAGACCAGTATGACAAAGTTATGTTGCGTCTGTTCACTGACACTCGCTTGTATTCTAACGATTTGTTGGATCTTGTGATGAAGAACGGTAAGCCATTTATGGTTAACGACCCTAATGGTGTCTTCACTTACAAAATCAAGAAGCGTGCTGAACTTCCAAAAATCATTGCCAACTTTGCTACAACTGTTGCAAAACCTGGTATTGATGGTCAAGAGTTCGAAATCGTATTTGACAAACAAGGTTTTGTTGTAAACGATATCATCAGCGCACACCGTTATGAGCAAGAGACTTTGGTACAAATCGTATCTGAGCCTGAGCGTTACCAAAATGGTTTCAAATACCGTTGCCGTGCCGTTGCCGCTAGTAGCACTGACTTCGTTAACCAACGTTTCTTGGTTGTAGGTACTGAGTACTTCAAAGTAGGTAACGTATTGGGTGAGTACACCACTTCATTCTCTAGCTTGGGATTGTTCGATGGTCACTTGGAAGTTATGGCTGACGTATTGAGTCAATATGGTGTTGAACACACTATCACTGACTGGGCTGATGCTACTAAACTTGGTATGCAAACTGACGCTACTGGTAATCCTATGGACTTGACTTACTACACTTTGACTGATCCTACTGCTGAAGCAGAGAAGACAAAGATCGTAGGTTGGGAACCAACTGTATCTCGTTTGTTGCGTATGGAAATGATGCGCATGAAAGCAAACATGTTGATGTGGGGTCGCCAAGGTCAAGCTAAAGACGAAAGAGGTCGCTCTACTCGTATGAAGCAAGGTTTGTGGCAGCAATTGCACTTGGGTAACATTATCCAATACGATCGTGGTCAATTCTCTTTGAACTTGATTCGTACTGCAATTGGTGACTTGTTCTACAACCGTGTATTGATTGCTGATCGTAAAGTAAAAGTTTACACCAACCGTGCAGGTATGGAGTTGGCTTCTTCTGCTATCAAAAAAGACTTCAACAGTGCGAACTTTATGGTTAACGCTGATAAGTTCATGGATGGTAAAGATCGCTTGAAGCAAGGTTATGCTTTCCAATTTGACCACTACATGACTACCGAAACTGGTCCTGTTGAGTTCGTAGAATTGGAACAGTTGAACATGCATGCTACTTTCTTGGAATTGGGACCTAATAAGAAAACTCCTCCAATCTTTATCGTACTTGACGTATCTGGTCAAGAAGATTCAGGTATCCGTGAGGTTAAGTTGTCTACTCGTCCTAACATGTACTACCAGTACATCCCAGGTTCAGTAGGATTCGGAAGCCAACAAACCGTAATTGCTAACAAAGATCCTTATAGCACTTACATCATGAAAGACTTCTGTGGTGTCTTCTTGGAAGATCCAACCAGAACTGTAATCATTAAAGAATACCCACGCCTCTAATCTAGGCGGTCTTTAGAGGGGGAGGGTTCTCGGACTCTCCCCTGATAAAGATATTAGATTAACCAAAACAATCAACCAAAATAATGAAAGGACAAGAAATCGCACGCGGAACAAAGGTTATTAAACCTTACCGCAAAGAACCTGCAAACTCTAGGAGTTTAGAAGGATCACTGTACAGGGAGGGATTTAATTTCATCCCAGGTACATCAAAAAAGTTTTACCCTCGTGTTGATTCACGTGGAGTAATACGAACAGGACTAGATGAAAACGCAATGAAGTTGCGAGCAATCGAAGACCCTGAAGTAAGAGAGCAAGAGATGAACCGTATTAAGACTTTAAAAACTTACTACGAATCTATTTTAGATGAATCTCTTGACCCTACTAGTACGTTCTATGACGAAATAAAAGAGAATGGGTACACCCTAGAAGATGGAGACAATATCTTTAACTTGGAGAATCCCCGTGATGCAATTAACTTCTTTTGGTTACTTGAAACGGATATGGTTGCTCACAGTATAGACGATATTGAAACTGGAAAAGCTGACGGATCTATTGTACGTTTTTATGTACACGATGGTGAAGTAGAATCTAAATCCGCTTTTGAACGTAAAAAGCGAATTAACAGTGCGATTGCAGAGTTAGATAGAATGACTGCAGTTAAACGTAAGAAGATTCAAAAGCTTTTAGGTTTAGGATTGGCTGGAGATGCAAGTGAGGAAGAAGTATACAATGCTCTAGACGAGTATTTGCGTATTCCTGCTACTGCTCTTGACCAAGACCCAATCGCTGCGTTTACGAAAATCACTAAGTACAGTGAAGAGACCTTGGCTATCAAGTCTCTAATCCGTGAGTTGATTGACTACAACGTTATAAGAGTTAAAGGTTCTGTAGTTTATGAAGGAGAGCACGTATGGGCTAGATCAGTAGAAGAGTTAGAATTAACTTTGGCTGACCCTAAGAACTCCGACATTTACGATGCCTTTAAAGACAAAGTAAAAAACAAAATGAAACTATCCGTTATCTAATAACCGAAGATGATACCAGTACAAGAGTTGATATACGAGTTTAAGTTAAGCTTAAATAAGATGGACAGGCAAGACAACGTGCAAGTCCCTCTAGAAGATATTTTGGTTTTCTTAAATCAGGCTCAATTATCTTGGGTAGAATCTAAAGTAGGAGAAAACAACATTTTCAGACACGGATACGAAGGGACAAGAAAGAGAATTGAAGACTTGCAAGTATTGAAAGTTGACGATGTTTCTTTGACACTAGTAAAAACAACAGACGTTCTTTATAAAGGCTACAAAGCCAGTTTGAAATCTCTCCCTAACTACATGATGTATGTAATGTCGCATGTAGGTGCAAGGAAAGAAGATTGTAAAGCAGGTTTAACAGTAGATTTAATTAGACAAAACGATCTGTCAACATTATACTTTGATGCAAACTTCAGCCCCTCCTTTGAATGGAGAAACACATTTGCAACAATCGGCCAAGATAACATCACTGTATACACTGACGAAAGTTTTGAAATTGAGAATCTTTACCTTACTTACTTAAGATATCCAAAGCCAATAGATTCAGAAGGCTACATCAACTTAGATGGATTGGATTCAGTAAATATGGACTGTGAACTTCCTTACTATGCTAAATCAGATATTCTGAATTTAGCTATTAAGTTTGCCGCACAATCAGTAGACAACCAAGGCCAAGCAGCTTTTGCAGAGGACAGAAGTGTTAAAAACTCAGAATAAACTAATAATATAAAAAAATGAACTACGATTTCACCCAAGTATTTGTTCCGACTAACAAATACACTACAACTGGAAACGGATTCGATGCACTAGGTGCTCGTATCTTCGGCGTATTTACTCCTACCTATGTCGCTAACACCGATCAGTTGGTAGGCTTTCAATCTGTTAACTACACTACTGGTGCTCCAACTCCTTCTACTACACAACCTTTCAAAGAGATTGTGTTGGCTATGGGTACAGGTACTTCTTACCCTGCCAATAAGTTTGGTAGCTTTAAGTCTCCTGTAATCAGAAAAGGTAAGTTGACTCAAGTTTCTTACGTGCCTGCTGATGCAAGTGCTGCTAAACAACAAATTACTTATCTTGGTTATGATGAGGTTAACGATTTCAAATCACCTAGTTTTTCTTGTGATGAGGAATACGTTGTAACCATCAAAATCGATGAGTACTGGTCTAAAGGTGTATTCCAACCAATGATTCAAGAGTCAGTTCGTGTTAAAACTGTAAACTGCTCAGAGTGCGGTGGTGGTTGTGATGCATTGGATTGCTATGATATTATGGCTTCTGTAGCTAGTAAGATCAATGCTAATCCTTTGTTGAGCAAGTACGTAAATGCTACTCACGTATTCAAAGGTTCTGCACCTTCTTACAAGTACACTTTGACTTTGCCTGATGCTGGTAACTCTACTGCAGAAAACGCTGTGTTGACTGCTTTGCAAGCTTACTACCCATCTGCTACTTACGGTACTATTGCTATCACAACTACTGATACTGATGGTGACACTGATGCTGATGCATTGGGTAACATCTTGTACGAAATTGCAACTCCTTTGATTGCAAACGTAGCTGATATGCCTACTTACTTAGGTGTAGCTTGGGAGTCAGTTAAGTCAAGTGCTGGTTCAGTAACTGCTTGTGGTGTTAAATTGGAAGGTAAAGCATTGGATGCTTTCGGAAACGCTTGTGTTCCTGATGCTGTTCCTTACGTATTCAACTTGGTTCGTTTCCAAGTAGTTGCGGCTAAAGGTCCTTTCACTACCCAAGACTTCGATATCAACGACTTGACTGGTCCTTGGTATGTTACTAAAACTCAAGATGTTAAGTATGCAATTGGTGCTGGTTCTGCTATGGCTGAATTGGAGCGTCACTTCTTCCGTAACAACTTGCCTAACGTAGCTGAGTCTGTGTACTACTGGAATCCTATCTACAACGAGGATGTAAACCAGTTCTTGTATGTAAACAGCACTTTGTTGTACAACGTACTTTCTGTTAAATTCTTGGATGATTCTCCAGTAGGATTTGAAAAGAAATCAGTAAATAGCCATGAGGTATTGATTATGGTAGACACAACTAACGAAGCTGCTAATAGTGTTATTAGTAGTGCAGGTAGTGTTTCTGCAAACATTCTTGCCTTCTTTAACTATTTCGCTGCCTAATTAGACGAATAATGGGGGGACTGAACTCCCCCCTTTTTCTAACTTTTAAAAAATAAAAAATCATGGCAAAAGATATTATTCTTAAACTCGGCACCTACATGACCACTGTTAATAACAAAGACATTGCTGCAGGTGCTATCCCAGGAGCTTCTTTAGAGAAGTTTGTTGTTAACCTTTTAAAGAGCCCTACTTGCTGCGTTAAGTATGTAACGTTAAGCAAAGGAACTGTAACACAGTCAGGTAGTATTACTACTGCAGTTACATTGAACCAGCCTGCTGGTGAGATTACAACTGTAAGTGCTACTATTGCTGCAGGTGCAATGTCCTCTTTTACACTTAACAATAGTTTTATTAAAGCTGATTCTGTAATTATGGCTACAGTTAACGACACTACTGGTACTGGTCTATTGGCCGTACAAGTTGATGGTATTGTTGCAGGTTCTTGCACAGTATCTCTTGGAGGTGTTGTTGCGAATACTGGAGTTGTAATCGTTGGATTTGCAATTATGTAATTAACAGGGGAGAGAAATCTCCCCTTTTAAAATGAATTAAATGGCTAACTTACAAAGAAATATAGAAGTTTTAAAAGCTAAGGATTGTGCTTACTTATCAATCCTAGATACCTCGTACTATCCTGAAACTTTAGACGAGGCAAACATTCAAATCACTGCACCTGGTTATGATATTCCATTTGAATTTGCTTTTACTTTAAATGAAGTAAACGTATACAATTCATACACTTTTGGATTCACTACCAATGCAACGGCAGATTTTGTAGAATTGCCAGATGGTTTATATACTTTGAACTTAACTACTTGCCCTGACACAGGAGTATGTACTAGATATCACCTACGCACTTGTAGGATTGATTGTAGACTTGCTGTACAATGGGCTAAGTATGCACAAGATTGTGAGGATGAAAAAATCCTTTACTATCTAGATAAGATTGAGTTTCTGCTACGGGGAGGAGAAGCTAACGCAGATTTATGTAACCCCGAAAAAGCAATTGAATTATACAGAAAAGCAGATGACTTACTTAGACGATTTGAACTTGACTGTTAAAGAAAAACTTGCTAAGGCGGCAGTAAAAGAAATGCAGCATATCAAGTACTTAACAAAACCATACTACAAAAAATCTAGGAAGTATATGCGTTTCTTGAAACTAGCACATTGCTTAGATTGTGTAGACACAAACAACCTTAAAATTAAACTATAACTACGAAAAATAATGGCAAACAAAGCATACAAACCTTGCTGCGAACCTAACAACTGTGGAGAGATTATTCCTTCAAAGTGTGTTAAGTATACTGGAACTCCTACTACGGATGGTCCTATTGATAAAGAGTTTACTTGTACTCCTTATCTGAATGACGTTATTCATTTATTTGATGATAATCTTAAAGACATTATTGGAAAAATCGGTATTAGCAAAACTGCGCTTGATGGTGCTAACTCATCTTGTGGTCTTAATTTGGTTAATACTGGTTCTCTTACTACATATGAAGTTAATGATACTAGGTATGTTCAAAGTGAGGTAGTTGTACAACTGTTGAATGTTGTATGTGCTTTACAAAAACAAGTTAATTACTTGAAGAATGAGAATGTTACTACAGATAGTGGTAATGTATTCTGGCTTGATTTGCCTTTAGACCAAGATTTTAAAACATGGTTAAGTATAAACGGACAATGCGTTTTAACGGAACCTTGTGTACCTGCTGGTGGTATTACTACTTTACGTGGTTTACTTCAAGCTATGATAACTAAACTTTGTGACTGTTGCCCAAATCCATAATCTAAAATATAATGAGTACTTGTCTTGACTGCTACGGAACCAACACAATAGAACCATGTGCTGAAATTGGATGCCTTTCCACAAATTTTGGAAAGTGCGTTACTTACTCAGGCACAGGTTTGTATTGTTCTCTAGGTCCAATTAATACCTTTACCTATTCGGGTACTGCTGTTGCTATAGTTTCTGAAGTTACCGTGGTAGTTGGTGCTACTGGCGGTTCTGGTTCAGGTGCTACTTTTAGTGTAACTAGAGGACCATCTTCTACATCATACACAATCTCTATTGTAAATAAAGGTAGCGGATATGCAATAGGAGAAACTCTTACCATTGCTGGTACAGCTGTAGGTGGTACGGCTCCTGCGAATAACATTTCAATTGTAGTAACTACACTATCAGCTATTATTGATAGCACCTATACAATGGATGCGGCTATCAAGAATTTGCATGATCGTATCTGTAACTTAACTCCAACTGGTCTTTTATACAGTGGATTTAACTATGCTTGTCTTCGTCAAGGAGGTAACTTAGAGTCAGTAGGTGCGTCTATTACTACTGCACAAGGATTTGCTGAATCTTCTTCTGCTGCGTTGTGTGCGTTAAACACACGTTTAAAAGCAGTAGAGACTCCAACCTTTACTGTGCCTGGTTGTGTAACAGGATTAACTTCTGGTGTTTCTACTCTAGGAGCAATCTTAACTGAGTATGGTAACAAACTTTGTGCTATTGCAGGAGGAACAGGAGGTATTACCATCACTGGAGTAACAGTTCCAGGTAGTTGTACAATGACTACTATCCCCTCATCAACTGCCCCTATTGGTACTTGGTTTGATTGGGTAGTAGACAATATGTGCTCAATCACCACGGGATTGAATGCGGCAATTACTTCAACTAACTCAACCGTAAGTACTATAACTACTTTCTTGGGTAGTACCACGAAATTTAATAACAGTGCAAACTGTTTGACTGCCTTGGGAGGTACAGCAACTGATTCTGCTCATGCTACTATTGGTTATCTTACCACTAAGGTATGTGCAGTAGACACAACCGTTAACGCTATTCCTTCTTATATTAAGACTGATAGTGTTGCTCTTAACTGGGTAGGTTGTTTTGGTTCTGCACCATATAGTTACGCTAACACTGCAACTACAATTCAAACTCAATTACAAAGAATTGTAGCCGTATTGAATGCTGAGAAAACTGCATACTCTGCAGACTTTGTACTAACTACAGCAGGTTGTGGTTCCAAGATTGTGTCTTTGGCTCCTACTGCTGCTTTCTCTTGTAGTTCACTTTCTACTTGTTCCATCAATTCTCTTGGAGATGTAATAGTAACCACTCCTGTGAATCCTGATGTACTTTACTATAACGGAACTAACTGGGTTAATAAAAATATTAACGCATTGGTTACTATGTCAAGTACTGACGGCACAGTGGCAATTACTCCAACTACAACTGCAGGTAACGTAAACTACGATTTGAGTGTTACTGGTTTGACAGCTACTAGAGCAAACCTTACTGCAATAGCAGTAACTGGAGCAAACAACACATTCCCTGCAGCTTACCCAACTAGTCCTGGTACTGGATACGCTCAAGTAACTAAACAAGGTAGTATTGTGACTTTAGCAGGTAGTATTGAGTTGGTGGTGACAAGTGGACTTACATTAGCTTTTGGTACACCTGTACCTATCGCAACTGTGCCTGCTGGATTTAGACCTATAACAGGGCCTATCAGTTTCTACTCAAGAGCATTTAAAAAGGGAACTGCTCCATACAATGATCCTGATGGTTCTTTTGATGCAAGAATTACCATTGACATAGCAGGTACTGTAAATATAATTCCTTATCCTACATACCCTGCAGCAAGTTTAGTGCTTGCTACTGCTGGTAGTAAGGTAGAAATATTGTTAGGAGCACACTCCTATAGTATCCTACCATAAGATCTTGACAGTTTACTAGGGTTGGTTGTCTGTCAAAACCCCGAATAGAGCCTAGGCAACTAGGCTCTTTTGGTTTAATTAAAAGTAATTGACATTAGTAACAGTTTAAATTATATTTGTACAAAAACTAACTTCAAGTAAATTATGACAATATCAGATGTAATATCCAGAGTTAGGATTTCTAATAAGTTCATTAGCGATGATGATTTCATGTCTGATAGATTTATTTACAATACCTTAAAAACTAAGGCAAGTGCAATTCTTAGAAGAGAAATTAATCTTCGTAAGTTATTAAATTCAGACAATGTATACAGTGCGTATGAATGCATTGAGTTAATACTAGCCCCAGGTGCTGAGTGTGATTTGAATTGTGACATTCGTCGTAGTAAGAAAAAGCTGCCTAAAATAGAAGAAGGGCTATATTCTTATTTTATTCAAGGGGTATTCAATACATCTAACTCAGAAGAACTCTTCCCTACTACTATCAGGGATTTTATTAACCACACTAGACTTAGAGTTAAGACTAACCGTTCTTATTACACAATAAGAAACGGCTACTTGTATGTGTTGAATCCAGATGTAGAGGCAGTCAATATGTACGCTTACTTTACAGAACCTTTAAATCCTAAACCTTGTTCAAGTATGTATGAGCAAGATTTTAAATTCCCTGAGTACTTGTTGGATAGTTTATTAGAAATGACTAACCAAAGTTTAGTTAACTTCCATAAACTTCCTCAAGAACCATTTAGTGATAATAAGGATGACGCAATCTAAGGAAAAACTCTCTTTGAAGTCGGATGTCAATCCTTCTTCAATACAGGCTTATAAGAAGTTTGTAAAGGAGACAGGTCGCTCTGACATTTCCTATGACAAGTTCCGAAACATTATTCTAAAAGTAAACGAGAAAGTTCTTGAAAAAGTAATGACAGGTAGATACAAAATTAGATTTCCTAAGATTGGACTACTGTCACTCATCAAGGTAACTCCTACTAAATTATTAAAGAAGATAGACTGGGGACGTTATCACAAAGATGGAGTGTACACAACATTTAAAAACTACCATACAGATGGTATGATGTATAGAATTTTCTTTTACTTGTACGAAAGAAAGTATCCTTACTTTGGTTTTTATAATTTTAGGTTAAGCAAACCTAACCAAGTAATGTTAGGTCAAAAAATTAAAAACAATGAAATACGATAACATTAACTATATAACCTCTGAGCCTTTGATTGCTGAAGTTAAGCAAGAGTTAAAGACTTACTTTGAAGCTGGTGCTGTAAGTGAGGTTTTAATACCTTCGTTTATAGATCAAGCCCTGAGAAAACTTAAGGTACTTGCTCTTAAGCCTGAAGAGGCAGTTATTCGTTTTGAGGATTATAAGTCAGAGTTGCCTTATGATTTTTATTTATTAGACTATGCTCTTTCGTATTCATCAGATGTTTACTGGGACAATGCAGTGAACTCTCTGACAGGTTCTTGGTATAAAAGTATACAAGCTGATGGCTGTGTTACTGATGCTACTAGCATAGAAATGTACGAAGCAATTACAGTACCCATGCCTGGCTTTAGAATCTCTCTTAAACAACCTAGATGGGTTAGAGTTTATGCTGACTCTACTTCTTTGTGTGTGGATGGATGTCCTAACTTAAAAGCATCTAGTACTGATATCATTAAAATTAATCAACATAAGAAAGCAAGTGCCACCTTCCAAGAGGGTTGTGTATATCTTAAATACTTTTCAAGACCTGTAGATGACTACGGTATTCCAATGATTCCAGAAATTTTGGAAGTAGAAGAGTATATTAAAGCTTACTTAAAGTATAAATTCTTTGAACAAATGTGGCATTCAGTAATGGATGAGTCCACAAAACAAGTAACTGATAAATTAACCTACTACAAAAGAGAGCAGTTAGAGAAACTTCAAGCTGCATTTAACTATCTAATGACTAAATCTAAGCAACAGATAGCAGACTCAATTGTACGTACTCGTAATCGTTTTAGTAAATTCCACATTAGATAATGGAAATTAAAGGTAATCAAAATACCAAAGGTCTTAACCTAGACTCTTTAAACTGGCAAGTAGAAGGTAGCCAGTTGACATGGGCATTGAACGCAAATATCATGTCCCATGATGGTAATACATTTACCTATACAAACGAGATGTCCAACCAAGTTTGTGTGGATTTTAGCTCGTTTAAGAACGGATACAAAATTAACGGCCTACTAAATATAATAGAACAGAATAAAGTAGTTGTGTTCTTAGTAGGTCCAGATGGAAAAGGAGAGATAGGAGTAATTACAAATAACGGTTTAGATTGTGTTGAGTTAGATTCAATAGAAACTGACTGTGGTTGTGTAGGCGGTAAAGTAATTAAAGACACAGTTGTCAAAGCAACAACTACAGTTACAGCAAACTCAACTACTTGTTTCTATGGTATTATTAACGAGACTATAGATGATGGTTCTGGTAACTACGTAAATAACTATGCATTTCACTATGTAGACTGTAATGGAAATAGAGTAAGTGGCAATACAAGTAGCCTCGTATTTAAAACAACACAAGAGTGGTATGCCGACTTAGGTTATACCAGTTTTGATGCCAACATGAGTCCTACTTATTTGTCTAAAGTAGTATCTATGATATGCTATGATTCTGTAGCAACTATAGACTACATTAATGAACTAGGCACTTCAAGTAATGTGACCCCAATGCAGCATCCTCAACCGTTGTTGTATGATACATTTCCCTGTGAAGCTACAGTTGTAGAAAAGACTTGTTGCGATTACGAACCTGTGTTAATTGATGAGTGTTGTCAAGATTGTTGTCAAGATTGTTATACTGTTACCTTGCAAACAGTAAATCCATCAATACCTTCTGGAGGATCTACAGGTCAAGTAGTAATTGAATATACAGACTGTAATGGTATAGTTAGAGGCATAGAAGTACCTGAAAATACATTTGAAGGGTACGGTTCATTTAACATGATTAAGGACTCTTGGAGAGTAATCCAAAGAGGAAAACCTGGTGTTGATGTAGTAGTTGCAGTAGAACAAGTTTACTCTACAGGAAACTGCAATCCTTGTTTGAATCCTTCTCCTGAGAATTGCTGTTTGAACTTCGATATTGACTATCCTATTTATGCGACTTATAGAGTAGATCAGTGTGAAACTAGAGTATACTTTGTACAGAAGAATAATCCTCCTAGATACTTATCATTGGAGTTTCCTCTAAATAGAGATTCCTGTGGTGAGTCACAAGATTGTGGAGGCAAGAAACTTGTAACAAAGAAGACTTGTAAAGAGTTAAATATTTTTCCTGATACCTGCCATCCTAAAGTAACTCCAACCAATGTTTCTAATGGAGGTCAACTTAAAGCAGGTAACTATCAGTTTGCTATTGCATATACAGATGAAGAAGGGGCTGAGTTAACTGATTACTTTGACTTTAGTCAGCCTATTCCAATTTTTGAAAAGAAACTTACCAACCTTACTGACTACGTTACTAACTATTCTATTACAGTTCAGATAGACCATAAGGTTAATATCTTTGACTATTTTAATTTAGTAGTAGCGGAGACAATCCAAGGGGCCACTACAAACTATCATTTGATTGGCAACTATAGAGTACAAAAACAGTACTTGATGGATTCTATTGTTTACACAGGAGAATACAAATCTACCTTTAGTTCTATTTCTCCTTTGATTAGAACTCCGCACTATAAGAATGCAGGTATCATTGAGAATCAGAATGATATCTTGATGATTGCAGATTTGGAAAGAGAGTATCAGTATAACTTCCAGCCTTTTGCAAACAAACTTAAATTGCAGTGGGAAACAGTAAAGATGCCCCACGGAGACAAGTGGGACTACTCTAATCCTGAGATAGTACACATGTTCCGTACTTATCAAAGGGACGAGGTATATGCTTTCGGTATTAAGTTTAAACTAAAGACAGGTAAGTATACTGAAGTATTCCATATTCCTGGCAGAGCAAAGAACGCTGCACTTGGAGATACCACTTCGGTTCCTACTTCTAGTACCGATTACTTTATAGAAGAAGGAGACTGTTCTGATGTAGCAGCACCTAAAGAAAAGTGGGAAGTATACAACACAGCAGGTAACGGTCAGGTATTTGTATCAAACAATCCTACTGAACTAGAGAAACAATTCTCTTGTGCAATTTTTAACGACAAACGTGGAGAGTTTGCTTATTGGGAATCAAAAGAACTCTATCCATGTAATGAAGAGATTTGGGATACTGATGCTTATGGTAATCCTTTGGCAGGACAACCGATTCGTTTTCACAAGTTTCCTGATTCTTTGATATCTCACATTCATGATGGTTTATTTAGTACGGGTAATGTTTTTCCTGCTTTTGATAACCAATCTAATATCTATCCTATAGGAGTAAGAGTAGACGCAGATGCATTCAACAATCTACTCAACACTTTAACTATTGCTAATCCTGGAGATCCTGCTAACCCTTTCTATGCCAAAGACCTTATCTGCGGATTTGAGTTAGTGTTTGCTTCTCGTGTAGGACATAAATCTGTAGTAGCAAAAGGACTTCTTTATGACGTAGGACACTATACCACAGATGACGGTAGTAAAGAATACTACTATCCTAACTATCCTTTCAACGATATTAACTGGAGAGGAAGTAGTTCTGTAACAGATCCTTACTTGAGAACATCTGCAGATTGGTACAAACGTCAAGATAGAAGACGTGCTTTTAGCGGAGACCTAGGAGAGTTTGCACACAATGGTTTTGTAGACAACAACATTATTAACTACAAGCATAATAGATTTACATTCCATTCTCCTGACACACACTTCTCATATCCTAAAATCGGTTCAGAACTTAAGTTAGAGACACTTGAGATTGGTTCTGTATTGGGACACTTTGTAGAAGTAGAAGAACATAGTAAGATTAAGTTGTACACGGATAAAGTACAGACTATATCTAATCTACTGTCTATGATACTCAACATCAAAGACTATCGTATCATGACTGAGAACTACTTCCAAGACAAGGAAATGTTTGCTCAGTTGATAGAAAGATTTACTCCTAAAGTAAACCTTGCTTGGCAGTATAATGGTGTCGCTAAGTATAACGGATACTTAACTATTCCAAACTCAGGACATAAACGTAGGTCTGTTAAATTTGGTAATTACGCTCCTAGTGAAATCCTAAACTTTGGGCAAGGAGAAAAACCATTCCACAACAGATACAGAGAGTCAAGTGTATATCTTTCACTGAATAGTTCTTTCGATCATCACCACCCTACTCTTTTAGACAACTCTAGATACCTAGCATCTGAACACAACAAGTCTAATCCAACTGATATAGATGATAGTAGAACTACTAGAGCATACTACGGTTCAGTAAAAGTTTATCGTCCAAACCAATATGGACCACTAACTAATTTGCGTTACCTATCTACAGGGTACTCTGTTGATATTGAAATAAATCCGAATAATGGTTTAGGTCAAGTAGTACAAACTTACTACCCTGCATTTGGTGGTGACACGTTTATTAACGCATTTGCCCTCAAACGTAAGCATGCTTTCTTCCGTCAGAATCTTGCAGGTAAGCCAGACGACATTCCATTTAACTATTACCTATTCCCCAACTTAGGATATCCAAGTCATTTCTATGGATTCAATGCTGCAGCTCAAGACGTAGAAGCAGTTTTACAAAGTAGGATTGATCTTATGGTTGCTGCTATAGCAATTGTTGCAGCTGCAGCTCTTCTTAATTCTGCATTTGGTGATGGTATTGCATTTGGAGAAACAACTACTGCTTTAGCTACAACTGCAGGAAAAATTCTTGTGCTTGATATAGTCAATGATTTGTTAGCGTCTACTAAACCTTACATATTCCTAGATAAGGATGAGACGTTTGACAATACTTGGTTAGGAGTAGGTGTAGGGGGAACATATTTCTACTACAAGGGAATGGTGTATCTGTTTTCTTATGGACTTCCTATCTTTTTTGTTGAGTCTGATGTAAACGTAGATTTCCGTCATGGCAGAAATGACCGTGAGGAAAACTTCTACGGAGCAAAAGAACTAGGAGAGATTCCTGACCAGTGGTTACAAGAAGTAAACGTACCAATTAAGTACGATAACTTTTACCACTACAATCCTACTTATTCTGCTCAGAACGTAATCAATCCAAACTTTGTATATAATGAAGATTGGCCAGAGTTGTATTGCGAAACTGATTTGTATAACCGAGTAGTATACTCAGATCCAGCAGGTAAATACGGCAAAGGAGATCCTTGGTTAAACTACAGAAGAGGTAACTACTATGACTTTCCTAAAACTCATGGTAAGTTAATTGCTTTGAATGGTGTGGAGAATAGCAAAGTGTATGCTCGTTTTGAGAATAACACTAAAGTATACAACGCTATCATTACACTCGACAGCACTAATCCTATTGCAATGGAGATTGGTGATGCCAGTATGTTTAAAAGCAAGCCTTTGGAAATGTCTACTGCAGACATTGGATACTTGGGAAGCCAACACAAAGCGTTTATTAAAACAACTCATGGTGGGTTCTGGGTAGACGCACGTAGAGGTCACGTATACCAAGTAACTAGTGGAGGTGTAGATGAAATTTCTTTAAGAGGTTCTATGCAATGGTTTAAAGAAAATCTACCATTTAAGATTCTTAAGGACTTCCCTGACTTCCCTGTAGACAATAACTTCAAAGGTATTGGTATTGCATTGGGATGGGATGAACGTTTCCACCGTGTGTTCTTAACTAAACTGGACTTCAGAGTTAAAGAACAATACAGAGGTTTTGTTACTTACGAGAACAAGAAGTTCTATTACAATGATACTGAGATTGCATTTGCAGATTTGACTTACTTTGAGAATCATTCATTTACAATCTCTTATAGCGTTCTTCTTAAAGCATGGATTTCATTCCACTCTTTCTTGCCAAACGCTTACATATCTTTTATAGACCATTTCCAAACAACAACACAGACTGGAACATGGAACCACAACTTGTCTCCACTCACTTACCAAACTTATTACAATCGTTTCTATCCTTACATTATTGAATATACTGTAAATAATCTACCTAACACACACGTAGTTAATTCAATTACTTACAATCAAGATATTCATAAGTACTACAATAGAAACGACTATTACTCTTTGGGTTCTTACAACGATAAGAATACTCCAAACTTTACTAAGGCTATTGTTTATAACAAAGAGCAAACATCAGGATTGGTTAATCTAATACCTCAACTTCCTAATGACGCTCGCCAACGTTTGTTGTATCCTAGAGTAACTAGATTTGGTATGGAAGTATTAGTAGGCAAGAGAGACAATAAGAATACCTTTAACGGATTCTGGGACGCTACTAATAACAAAGAAAACTTCCAAACACTATTCAGTACTAAGTGGGACGATCTAAGCGCTGACTATCCAATCGATAAAGTAGTAAATCCAAAAGCAATTATCACAACTACTAGACTAGGAGGAAAGCAAAAGATTCGTGCACCATTCTGTAAGGTTCGTCTTATTCAAGATAAATTTAACAGATACAAATTCATCAACAACCTACAACTAACACAAACCACTAACTCAGCAATATGACACCAGAAGTAATTAGCTCTATGAGACCTGAAGTGTACTTAGGGCAATTTTTCCAATCGAGAGATATCATACACCTTGCACATCTCCAAACAACTTCATACTCAGAGCATGAAGCTTTA